AACCGACATATCTTATTAAATAAATTATTGACTTTATCTATTTTATCCAAGTCCTGTCTTTCGAATATTTCAAAAGTAGTTATCATGAATCTATATATTAAAATTTTATTTTAGATTTCAATTCATGTAATTCACCTAACCAAATATCTGATTCTGAAGTGTTTTCTAATTTCTTGTGTTTCTCTCTTAATTTATCATATTCGTCTTTTATTTCTAAAAGTCTGTCTTTTGTTAATGAAGAAATAGACATTCCTAAAAGATAATGATAACTCTCATCGACTCTTTCGAATTTATGTTTTTCTAATTCAGCATCAAGAATATCTTTAGATTTTTTATAAACTATAATATCACCATCAATAACTAATTTAAGAAATCTTATCTTATTATGTGCGATTTTAATTTCTCTACTTAATTCTTCTAATAGATATATCTTTCTCTTCACATAATAATCCATTCTTATATTGTAAAAATCTTCTAATATTTCATATTGATCATTATATTTTTTAATTTTACAGTTAGAATCAAAAAGATGCATATTCTTTGTAGATATGTATGTCTCAAGATTTAACTTCTTATAAATATTATTACCATCAAAAAGATTATCCATCATTTCTTTGGATAAAACTAATTTTATATCAATGACTTGATCTGTGCAATTTTTAACGTAGTCTTTAATTATTTTATCTTCAATAAGTTTATCAAGTTTCTTGAAATACTCATCATTCCACATCCCTATAGGTAATTCTGTAATTCTAATTACATTAGCATTTGGTTTATCATACACTCCTCTTGTTATATATCTTCCATTTTCTATATCGTGTATTATTTCTCCCTTAAATCCTTTATAAAAAGGTAAAACTTCTTTGGTTTTCTTTCCTTGTATTCTATTAGATAAATAAGATATTAAATCTAATGGATTGAACATAGGAACATTTGAAGAATATCCTGTTCCAACACCAAAAGCCCCATTAACTAATGCCATAGGAATAATGGGAACATAATATTTTGGTTCGATTGGTGCACCATCATCATCTAAATAATCAAGAATATCATTATCTTCTTTCCTGAAAATATAACTAGTTATATCACTTAATCTTGTGAAGATATATCTTGGTGAAGCACTATCACTCCCACCTTTTATACGTGAACCGAATTGTCCTTTTGGGGATAATAGATTTATATTATTAGTTCCAACAAAATCTTGAGCCATTCCAACGATAGCTTCTTCTAATGAAGTATTGCCGTGATGATAAGCTGCCATATCTATAATTGCTCCTGAGAGAGATGAGACCTTGATCTCCGAATGAATATTCTTTTTTATTAAAGTATAAAACGCTTTGCGTTGTCCAGGTTTGAATCCGTCTATCGTGTTAGGTATTTGTCTAACATTATTATACATAGAGAACTCCATAAGTTCGTTATTTATGAACTTATCGTATGTTTGCTTTGTGCTTAATTTGTCTGTGAAATCTATTGGTTGATATAATTTGAGCCAATCTTTACGATCATCTGCCCTTTTACCATTGAAGAGCATATCCATCAAATCTTTTGTCTCTTCTTTATCATAGTGAAAACGGATGAGATGTTTATTGATTTTCTTGAAAAACTCTTTCATCTCATCAGGTTCGATGGTGCCAAGACCTTTTATCCATTTAAGATCATAACCACGCAGATTACTTTTATCTTTTTGATAATCAGATAATTTATAATAGTATTTATAAGTTTTTCCTTTTGTCGCTTTTATTATAGGAGTTGCGAAGTCATATACAAAATCCATATGAAGAAGTTCTGGCCAATAAGTATCAAAGAGGTTCATTAGAAGACCTCTGATATGGTTGCCGTCACAATTATGGACTAATATATTATCTTTTTGATTTTTGGAGATATAGAATGTGTTGTCGTCTTCAACTTCTATATCATACATTATTGTATCTTGGGTGAGTGTTTGTATGTTATCTATGTCTAAAATATCAAAATCGTTAGGGTTTAACTTCATTATTGTTCATTTCTTTTTGATATATATTTAATAATGTGGGTTTGGTTTAATTTTAATATTTTATTTTAATATATAAAGAAAAAAGATCAAGGTATGAAAAGTTTTGATCAATTTGTTAAAGAAAACATCGAACAAAAACCAAAATATAAAACAGTTCTGGACAATGAACAAGAAGAATCAGATGGTTCTGAGTTTGAAAAGGTTGTTGATGTTGTTGGGGATGAAAAGGAAGAAAAATAATTTCTAAATATTTTTTTATATCATCTTATTTTATTACTTTTGTAAAAGTTAAAAAAATTAAGGTGATATGGCACATAAAAATAGATTAAGGGAACTCAGAGAAAATACGGTTATTAACAACAAATCCAAACACGAGGATAAGGACATTTATGCTTGTATTATGCGTGTTATGGAATATATAAAAGAAAAATATCCAGAATTGATTCTTGTCCATAAAAAACAAATGCTAATAAAAGATATTGTCAATTATGTAAAAAAGACCACAGGAAACGATGATTTTCATTACGAATTAGATTCGACATTTATAAAACCAGATGGGGGAATATTATTCATTAAAGTTGGAGATATGTTATTTCCAATATTGATGTCCGAAAGAAAAAATCAAGGCACCAACGATTTAAGATTACTTGAAGGAAAAAAGAAACAAGGGAAAGGGAATGCTGTTGAGAGACTTGGTAAGAACGTAATTGGGCTTAGGACTTTGATGATTCCATATGGCATATTTCCATTTATTTGTTTTGGTGATGGGTGCGATTTTGAAGATGGTTCATCTATTAGAGACAGAGTTGTCGTAATCAACCAATATGGCAAACTAAACAAAATTTATGTTAAAAAAGAGAACGGTTTAGAAAGGGGATCTTTCTTTTTTCGTTCTGAGCATTGGTCAATAGATGAAATGTTTGAAATTATGAAAGAAATAGTGGATCAATCAGTAAATTATTACAAAGAAAAGGGGGTTATATAACCCCCTTTTCTTATTTTTCTAAAACATATAATAATTCTTTAACTTTTATATTTCTATCTGTTAGATTTCTCGATGCTCTATAAGTATTATAATCTTTTTCAAGTAAAGTTAATCTACCATTTTTCTCCATTATCTCTTTAACTATATCAGTTGGTATAATTCCTTCATTATTATAAGATAAAAGAATAAATTTCGATTTAGTATTTTCAATCAGATCATTTAAAGATTTAATAGCGGATTCTTTTTTATTATAATTTGATTTCTGCCAATCTTTTGGTATTCCAGATACTTCGCTTATTTCTTTTGGATATTCATAATTTAGAATTGTATTTAACATATGATAATTCGAACCGTATGGATGTTGATTGTATGGTGGGTCGTAATATGTCAGATCTATTTCTTTTTTCATAGATTTAACTAATTCGTTAATGTCTTTATTTAAAACTTTAACTTGACATTCATTATCAGAAAATATGGGATATTCCAAGTTGATTTCCCCCATTATTCTCACAAGAGCATTTTCACCATCGCCTCCAAATTTTCCTATTCCAGTTGATTTACTTTTATAAAAACCTTTGAATACTCCACCCGTATTATTATTTATAGAAGCCTTTATTAGTAATGGCGATATTAAAAATTTTTCAACACCTTCATCTAATTTATACTCTGTTATTGTCCTTCTTATATTGTCTATGATTTTAGCGTTCTCGTTTGTATAAAAACATCTTTCGCCAGATTGTGGATTTTTTGTGTCTTTCGGTGAATATAGTTCTTCTATTATACCTACATTTAAATCTGTTCTATTTTTTTTAATATTTAAATCATCTATATAATGTCTTATTAGTTTTTCATCTACTTCAGATTTATTTGACAAAAAACAAGAGTTTATAACATAAGAATATTCTTCAAAATCATTGGATATAAGAATATTAGAATGTTGTTTTAAATATCTACTCACAACACCAGAACCAGCAAACCCGTCTAATGTTGATAATTTATCTTTATTTAATATGTTTTTAACAAGTTGAATTCCATCATCAATGAATGACAATAAACTTCTTTTGTTTCCAATATATGTTATTATTTGGTCGGTTAAGAATTTTTGATTTTCTGGCATTTTTAAGTTGATTACTTTTTGATTTCATCTAAATATTTTTCTATAAGAAATTGAATAAGTTTGGATTTATTGATATTTTCTTTTTCTATATATTCATTAAACCTCAAATCAACATCTTCTTCCATAGTGAAGAAAACCTTAACTTTTCTTTTTTTCTTAAAATCTTCCATATATGTTAGTTTTATTTTCTTATAGAAAGAAATAGAGAAATTGTTTAATAGTATATATTAAAAATATTTTTCCATTTTCTACTTATTCTCAACTTTTTAACTTTTTTTAACATTTTTTCTACCATTTTTCTACTTTTGGTTGAAATAATTTTTATATATACGAATAAAAAGAAAATTATGGAAAAACAAACTGAAATATTATTTATCATTAACAATGAACTGTATAACTTTTTAGATGAAAACTTTGAAGATATACCAAGATATATAGAATATCTAATATATAAAGATATTAAAGAAAATAATATATTGATAAATGATACTATCTAAAACTATATCAATAAAACCATCTAACAAGAATAAGAATTATTATACCAATAAAGGTTATGATACTTCTACTAACACCATAAATGTTAAAGTAGAAGATTTACCACCATATTCTCATTTCAAGATAAAAGTTAAATGTGATGTTTGCTGTAAAGAAAAGGAACTGCTTTATTTCAAATATATGAAGAATACTAAAAATAATACTATTCATTATGCCTGTTCCCAAAAATGTTCAGTAAGTAAATTGATGGACACCTTTAATAAGAATTATGGTTGTGTATCAAGTCAGCATCCAGATATTAAATTAAAACAATCAAAAACCAATAATGAACTCTATGGCGGAAATTCTCCTCAATGTGATAAATCAGTTAAACAAAAGTCATATGATACTATGATTGAAAAATATGGATTTCAATATTCTCTACAAAATGAAGTTATTAAAGATAAGTTTCTCGCTAATATAGATAGAACGGTTGAAAAAACAATAAAGACAAAAGTAGAAAGAGGACTAATGGTAGATTATAATAATTGGGACACTTATATAGAATATAGGAAATTAGTTCTCTGTGAAACAAGAAAACATAAGAATAAATTATTCAACGAATGGAATGGTTTAGATTATTATGATGATGAATATATTAAAGATAATTCAAACGTTAAAGATAAATCATATCCTTCAATAGACCATAAATTATCTATACTATATGGATTTAATAATCAAATAGATCCATATAAAATTGGTGGAATAAATAATCTGTGTATAACAAAGAGGACTAACAATAGTAAGAAGAATTCTAAAAACTCAATCTGATTTCTTTTCCCTTATAATTTCAGATACAACTTGATTTATTTTCTTATCAACAACATCACTTTTAGGTAAAGTTTTTAATGCTTCTTTTTTATCTTCTAATTTTTTAATTGCTTGTTTTTGTTTCTCGTCTCTGTCTGCCCCTTCATATTCGAAGTTTTGTTTTGTCGTCTTTGGTTTTTCTTCTTCCATAGTTTTATTCTTTCTTTTTCAGAACTTTATCAGTTTTTAATATATCATTTGCTTTCAACATCACAACTTCATTTCCTCTCAATATAGGCAGTTTGTGATTTTCGCCAAAAGAATATATTTCACCATTTATAGTGATATTCACAACATTAGTTTTAACAGATTTAATTATGTTCTTAACTTTTTTCCATCTATTATTATGAGTAAAGACATAATCTTCATAAGTAATATCTTTAATTGGAACATATCCCCTTTTAGTTAGAACTAATGTATTTTCATCTATACAATCAGCGTCTGCCATTAAAACCACTTTCCCATATCTCAATTTTTTCAAATCAGTATATTTTTTACCGAATTCAAGTCCCAATATGTTTATTATGTTTTTAATTTCTTCATTATCTTTTAATTTTCCCATATTAACATCTCTGACGTTTAATGGCTTACCTTTTAATGGGAAAACTCCATAGTAATCTGGATCTGGAACAGAAGATAGTCCAGCGATTACTGAAGAACTAGCACTATCACCCTCAGCCAAGAAAATCATACACTTCTCTGACTCCGCCGTTCCAGCTTTTGCAGCGTCGTCTAATTTTCCTATTTTTACTTTAGATTTGGCTATATCTTTTTTAGCATCGAAATCTTCTTTAATCATAAGAAATCTAAGAAGTTCTTCTATCATTTCTGATGTTGCTATCTTTTTAATAGTAGTATCTGAAACTTCTGGAGCAGTTACTTTACTTATTAAATTTTCTTTAGATTGTGTATCGAATACAGGATTAACTACTTTAGAATTAACAAATATAAATAAATGATTTTTAATGTCATTTTGTTTTACATTTAATTTCTTATTCCTTTTCAGTAAATTTTCTTGTATTCTTTTTGTTATTTGGTTGGTAACAGAGTTTACGTGTGTTCCACCATTATATGTAGATATACCATTAACCATTGATATTTGGTTAAATGAATTGTCTAATGATCTAGATACTCCAATTTCCCATTTATCATCTAGTTTTTCATAGAACATTTCTTGTTCACCAACGAACATTTCCATGTAAGATTTGAAATTCTTTGTTGGGATGAGAACATCATTATAATATACTTTGACTTTATTACAATATACAGATACATCAATACATCTTTTTATCATGATTGATTCGATCTCTTCATCGATACCACTTAGCTCAAAACGTGCAAAATCAGGATAAAAAGTAATTTTAGTATATTGTTTCTTACTCGCCTTTATTTTAGGTTTATTTATCTTATTTAAATTGTCTTCAAATACTTGTTCATATTTCTTCTTACCATCACACGTCTCAAGTATGAACTTCTTGGAAAAGATATTGGTTAGTTTGGCTCCTAGACCATTCTTTCCGCCCCATGTTCTTTCGATATTATCGTCAAAATTTTCTCCTGCTAGGAGATGTCCGAATATTAATTCTGGAATATAACATTTTTCTTTTGTGTGCATTTCAACAGGAATACCACTTCCGTCATTTTCAACTGATATTGAATCTTTTGTTACATTAACTTTTATGTATTTGACATCACCACTACGAATATAGTGATCTGATGCGTTGGTGAGAATTTCATCGAATAATTTAAGGAAGCCAGGATTGAAGTTAGTGGGTTTATTAACTATTTTAATATTATTAAGATCTTTTGGATCTTCTACTACGAATAGATTTCTTGTTTCCGTAATGACTGATCCAACGTATGTATCTGGTCTTAGAAGGACGTGTTCTTTGTGTGTAAGTTTTTGATATTTTTCTGAATTGCTTTTAACCATTGAATAACATTTAGTTTTTCTTATATATTAGCAGAATAAGGTTTTGTTTTTTATAAAAATTTTTTAATATATAGTAATGTAATGATGAGAAATATAAAAAACTATAATATATTTAATGAAAGTTCTGGAAACATGTTTCTTCAACTTCTATTGGATAGTGTATATCTATTCAAAGTGAAAGATTTTAGCACTACATTAATTGGAAGATATGATAACATAAAAGATTGTTATTATATACAAAGAGGAGATGGATTAAAGTATGAATATACTTCAGATAGAATTGTTTGGAGTAAAAAATTAAAATGCGAGATAGTTATTAATGAAAATGATCCTTACGGAGAAGAAATATGGTGAGAATATGATAACAAAATTTTTAAGATTTATTAACGAGGACTTAAATTTCGATTTCGATGAAAACGATTGGAGCGAGATCGAAAAAATAAAGACGGATACCACTCATAGAAGAGGCGAATTTTTACCATACGAAATAGAATATTTTGAGAAGATTGGTCTAACTTTACAAGCTAAAAATATGTTATCTGAAAGAACTCCACAATATAGAGTAAGTGTTACTAAAAGAATAAATGCTGTAAATGATAATAGATTTGCAGGATCTACAAATCCCAAAAAAGAACCATTTCATATAAATTATCATATCAGTTTAACTGATCAACATGGTAATACTATAAAAAATTTTTTGACTGGAGAAATGAGTCCAGAAACTCCATTTGATACTATAAAACCCATAGTTAAAAGAATATTGAAAGAAATATATATTATATTATGGGAAAAAGGTTGGGATCCAGAAGCTGCCAGAAAGCAAAAAGAACAAAGAGAAAAATCATTTTTAAAACATAAAGATGAAGATCCATACGGCGAAGAAAAATGGGAGGAGGACGAAAAATGATATATAAATACGATGAATTTTTAAATGAAACACACTATGTCGATTTAACACCGTATGAATATGCTGTTAAACCAGGAGCTTATAAGAATGCTGTAAATATAGGTTGGTTAGATAAAGGACAAGATTATACAAAAGGAGAAGTTCCTGTAGGATTTTTGAAAAAACTAGCTAACGCTGAAATATTGGCTCATCATAAAGGGGGACATAGATGCCCTTTCTGTGGTGGCGGATATAGTAGTCAGGTTCATTATGTACAAGGAAACGGAATTAAATATGTATTTCCTCAAATGTTATCTCATTATATAAGTGAACATAATTATAAACCGCCTCAGGAATTTATTGATGCTGTAATGTCTTTAAAAGACAAAAAAGAAGAAAGATTCAAACAAGAATTTCATCCCCCTAGTGGAGGATCACGTGGTTGGCCTTGGGGTTAAAATCCATCCAGCCTTATTCGACTTTTTCAAAATTGGAAGCATCAATGTGTAATTCGTGACCATTTATAAAAACTCTTAAATGATTTTTAGCAACTCCTCTAACAACACCCTCTTAAGTCTTACTTTATCTCCAGTTTTTATTTTGGCTGAACTCATTGCGTTTTTCATCAATTCATCCATATTTAATTCGAACTCCTCAAAAGTTTTTAAATTGTTCATGGATTTTTCTTTTCTTTTACTCTATATATTTTTTTATTTTTTTCAATTAGTGATATTTAATATATACTAGAAAAGACAAAAAATTAAATGAGAATATCAAGTCAAAATAATCAATTTATATTTCAATTCCCGGTTGACTTTATGACTAAATATCTATATGAGAAATTTCAAATATTTCTTGACAATATGCGTATGCCCTATGACAACGCTCTGGATTATCTTAATTCTACTATCAAAGAGATTGTATTTCCATCAGTAACATATGAAAATGTACAACAGAGATTATATGGTGGCAAGACAGTAGAAATGAAATCAGCTAAAAATATTTTTGACACATATCAACACGAACTTGATATTACTTTTAGAAGTGTAGATTCACATACAAATTATTTTATGATGCAAGAAATTCTCACAGAATTTTATCTGAACACTAGGAAACCCTATGTTCCATATTTCTCTTTAGCTATATTAGATAAAAATGGAGATTTAATTTATACAGTATTATTTAAAAATATTATATTAAAATCACAAGGAGAAAATAGATTTCAATATCAAAAACAAGATGTAAGTGAACAAACTTTTTCTATTACATTTGGTTTTAACTATTTAGATATTATTTGGGAATTGAGAAATAATCCTTTAGAAAACTCTTCTACTATATTCGATTTACCTTTAGGACAAGGTTATTGGATAAGGAGAGATAAACCAGATTGGGAAAGTTTGAATAATATACAATTAACAAAAGAAAGAAAAAATCCTATAATTTATCCAGATGAAAGACCAACTTATGGTACTTCACAAATATAAAAAATAATAACCAGAAAAATGAGAATAAGAAGATTATCAGAAGAAATAGGTTTCTCCTATACAAATAAAGAAGAAGAAGTCGCTCAAGATAAAACAAATGTTAAAAAAGCACCTAAATTAGGTCTATTAAATAATATTTTAAAACCTATAGCTAAAAGCGCATTCGAAGCTGGTAAATCTGGTATAACATTTGATGAATGGTGGAATGATTTTGCTGGCGGTGATCAAGCAGATAGTGCCCCAAAACAGAGGAATTCAATGGGATTCATAGCAAATAGAGAAAGAGTATAAATAAAATTTAAAAAAACTTCTGTCATTCGCTCGCTTATAATATCTATCAAATTATTAAATTATGGTAGATACACTAGAAAAAAAGCAAGGAATGGTTGTAGATGACGATTTCTTCGAAAAATTAAAGAACGAAAACAAAGTTTTCAAGTACAAGAGCAAAGACAAACACGCCACACTAACAGATGACTACCTTTTCTTTTTGAAGAAACTAGAAGAGGATTCTAAAACATTCAAACAAATAGAAGAAGGAGAAGTTGTAGAAGGAAAAATCGTTGAAGTCAACGGTAAAGAAATTATTATTGACATCAATTTTAAAGATACTGTGTTCGTCGAAAGCAAAACTATCGACAAAGACATGTTTGAAAATTTACATGCCGGGGAACCTATTAAAGTTATGATCACTGAAATAAGTGATGAACCATATTACATTAAAGGATCATTAAACGATCTTTTAAAACTCAACATATCCAATGTTGTTAAAGAACATTTCAACGAAAATATTCACTTTTTCGCTACAGTAAAAGAATCACAACCCGCCGGATATTATCTAAACTTAGAAGTAGATGGTCAAATTGTAGACGCTTTTATGCCTAATACATTAGCAGGAGTTAATAAACTCCACGATCCAACGTCCATTGTTGGTGAGAAATTCGAGGTAATGATTGAAACATTAGAACAAGATAAAGGTGTTTATGTTGTAAGTCGTAAAAAATATCTTGAAAATCTAATTCCAGAAAGAATCAAACAATTGAAAAAAGAATGGATTAGAAATAAAAATAAGGTTTATGACGGAATAGTAACAGGATCAACTCCTTTCGGAGTATTCATCGAATTCTGTGAATATTTAACATGCATGATACATCGTTATAATGTTAATCCAGAGTGGCAACCAGATGAAAAATGGTCAACACTTAAACCAGGTATGACTGTTCCTTTCTATATCAAAGATATTATAACTAGAAAGAATAAAGTTATAGCTACACAAATTTTAAGAGAATCTCTTTGGGATACCATTAAAGTAGATGATGTAGTAAAAGGTAAAGTCATATCAATCAAACCTTTTGGAGCTCTTATACAATTGGATGATGAAACAAATGGTTTAATTCAGAATACTTATCTTCAAAAAAACAAAATTGACTTAACTATGGGTCAAGAAATTGAAGTTAGGGTTACAAGTATAATGAAAGACGAAAGAAAAATCAATCTTTCATTGGTAAAATTGTAAAAACTGACATTAAATCATTAATATATAAAAATGATAGCAATTAAATTGCTATCATTTTTATATATTGAATTATTTTATTAATTTAGCGACGTAAAAAATAAAATTAACTAAATGAAAGACTTCAAGCTTTTCGGTGGGCAGGAATTAGAGGATCTTGGAAAATACATTAAGGAGTATTACGCTCAGAACCCAGATATTAAGATATTTGTTGGTACTGACTCTGCTCAGCATGGAAAAGTAACAAAATACGCTACTGTCGTATCTCTTTTACGTCCAGGTAAGGGTGTTCACATCGTTTTCAAAAGAACTAACATTCGTAGAGAAAGAGATATGTTCACACGTCTATGGAATGAAGTAGAATACTCCCGTGAGGTTGCAGACTATATTCACGATGAAATGGAAGGAATCTACCCACACGAAGACAATGTTAAGATTCCAGTCGTTCATATGGACTTTAACAAATCTCCAAAACACAAATCTAATGTTGTCCACGACTTATCCGTTGGATATATGAAAGGATTTGGATATGAAGTTCATACTAAACCTGATAGCTGGTGTTCGACATACGCAGCAGACGAACTTGTCAAGAAATAAAACGGAAGTACAGACTTGGATTTCTGATCCTCTGTCATAGACTCCGTTTTTTGAAACACTCAAACTTTGTTTGAGTGTTTTTTTTGTTCTGTGAATTTTATATATAGCGTAAAATAATCTTGACAAATGATCATTTCATTTGAATTATATAACGAAAGCCTAAAGAATTTTTCTTTCCTCGTGGATAAAGAAGAACTTAATAATTATTTTTGTGAAAAGATTGATTCTAATACTCTTATGGAATTATATAAGGAACCATTATATTTCAATGATAAAGAAATAAAATATATTTTTTTATATACAAAAGGCGAAAATTATCTTGGTAGAAAAAAGAAACAAAGTTTTTCTCACAAACCTTTAGAAAATTTAGAATTTAGAGTTGATAAATATTCTGTGAGATTCAAGGGCGAAACTCATACGATGTATATTCTAATTGTTAATAAAGATAGGGAACAATATATGTTCTATGCAAGAAATCTCGTATCTTGTTTTAGAAAGGTAGATGAATTAAAAAAGACAACTAAAAAGTCATTTAAGGACTGGTTATGAAAAACGTAGATTCTTATGAATTGCATATTATAAATGAAAGTTTTGATTATAGACTTTACGAAACAAAGAAAAGTAATTTTTTTCTTGGCGTTCAAAATGACTTAAAGAAAAAACTATCATTAAATTTATATTTTGTTGGAACTTTCCAAATGGGAATATCTGCTTTATACCCAATAGTTGAGGCTTTAATGCACAACGAAAGAGTTATGGGCATTACTGACGAACGAATTGTTCTACTAACCTTATTTGCCATAACACAAATTTTACACGTTTTTAACGATGACTTCAAGAGAATTAAAGAAGAACTCAAAGATCAAGGTCTTATGGAATGGGCTAACAAGGTAAAAGAAACTGTATTATCTGTTAGTAGATTATTTAAGTTTGTTGCAGAGAGTTTTGGAAAAATTGTTGATGCTTTTACTGACATGTTTGCTTATGTGGCTTTGGCAATTCCTTTTGAAGCTGTTGTATTAGATTTAATTATGAAACATGGATTAGATACTAAAACATTTCCATATGAAATTGGATTAATTGGTGTTGGAGTAGGTATATTTTCTATTAAGACTTTAATAAGTAAAATATGGGAGAAAATAAAAGGAAAGAGAAATGAATCTTATTTGATTGAAAATAATATTAACGATGAACATTTATTAGTATCAGCTTTCCCAGGAATGCGTCTTATATCTGGTTTCCCAGGCATAGGTAAGAGTCATTTCTTCAGAGTTATGCAACAAGATGGTATTAAAAAAGTATTAGATTCAGATTCTACTAATTTTTCATGGATAGAGAAGGGAGTTAGAAATCCTGATTTTCCAAATAACTATATTGATCATATAAAGAAAAATAAAGATAAAGCAGATATTATTCTAATATCATCACATGATGTTGTAAGAAAAGCTTTAGTCGAAAATAATATTCCTTTTATATTAGTTTATCCGAATAGAAATATAAAGGAAGAATATATTGCTAGATATAGACAAAGAGGCAGTGATGAAAAATTTGTTAAATTATTAGAAGATAATTGGGATAAATTTATAGATGATTGTGAAAAACAAAAAGGATGTAAACATGTGGTTATTCATAGCGGAGAATACTTAAGTAATAAGATAGAAGACTTGATGAAGGATGATGAAGTAAATGAAAGACTCTTTGGAAGAAAAAAAGAAAAACATAAAGTTAAGACATTAAAAGATTGGATGTTTGTTAAAAAAGGCGAACCTCCAATGACTTTTACCGAAGAAGAAAATGAAAAATTCCAAAAAGAGAAAAGAGTTATTAAGAAAAATTATAGAAAGAGATTAGACAGGATTTTGCTGGTTTGTCCTTACGGTGAAGAAAAATGGGAGAACGAAAGCGTGAAAAGCTTATTAGACCCTTACGGAGAAGAAGATTGGGAAGAAAATAAGAATCTCTATATTATTTATGTTATAGGTCAAGATGCTAATTTTCTAGCAAAGAAAAAAATTAGAAAACAAGGAAGGTGGGATGACCCCTATTATGAAATAGCTTATAAAGAAAGACACGGTAGATTAGTATTCGATAGAGGATTTAATGTGAACGACCCATATCCAGCAAAAAAAGTAGAAGAAATATTAAATGGAACAGAATTAGTTGGTTATACAACAGGATTTAGTAATGTTAGATTTGATACATTAGAAAATATAATACAAGGGACAGGAATAAATATCGATGATATTAATTTCATGCATAGATAAGATATGAAAGTAAAGAAACTAAAAGACTATAATAAAAAAAGAATAATGGTCATAGTCGGTTCGGCTAGATCTGAAGATAATTGCCCTGGACAAGATAGTAAAACTGGGAAAATAGTTAAAGATGCCCTTAAAGATCTACCCAAAGACATCGAAATAGATTTAGTAGATTTATCTATACAATTAGATAAACCGATTATTCAACCTTGTAAGGGATGTATTTCAACTGCCGGTGGGGCTCACTGCCATTTCCCATGTGATTGCTTCTTTAAAGGGGATAAAGAACATCCTGATTTTATGTCTGATTTCGATATTTATAAAAGAATGTTGAAGGCAGACGCTTTTATAGTCTTTTCTCCTATTAACTGGTGGAATGTTCCAACACAAGTTAAAGCTTTCTTCGATAGATTAACATGTGGATCTTTAACAATAACAGCAAAACAGGCACAAGAACTTTGGCCAGATGATGCTAAAAACGCAAAGAAAACAAAGAAATTTTCAGAAACGGAAGAATGTAAAAAGATGGTAAAGAACCATTTGGAAGGCAAAATTGGAGCCTTTTATATTCACGGAGATGATGGTGCTGATGATTATAAAGATAGAAAATTCCCAGCTAGTATGACTAAATATGAAATTGGTAAATATAATGAACCAAAGAATTGTATTCTTCCTATTGTTTGGCAATGTAGATATATGGGAATTGATGTTCCTGAAGAATTAATAGATGCTTTTTATATAAATGAAGATATAAGTTATAGTGAAGCTAATGATAGACTTAAAAATGGTAAAATGGAATATGCTATTAAAAAAGCACATAAATTGATAATAGATACCTATGAATATCTTGACTAAATATTATGATTTCATAAAAGAAAATGTAGAAACTACAAAAGTAGAAGTAGATGGCAACTATCTATATCACTTATATTATGAAGATGGAAGAAATCACAATGAAACTTCCAGATATTTAAAAAATCTTTTAAAAGATAAAGATGTAAGTTTGGCATAAAGATACAGAACCTCTTGGTGATTATGGTGTATATTTAATAAGATTAGATAGAAATAAAATTATTTAAATGTTTAACATAGGAGATAGAGTAATTTATATTTATAAAGGAAAAAGATACGAATTTAAGGGAGGCATGCAAGAACTTGACGGACTTAATGGCACTGTGATAGATATTCATTTGATTGATTTTGAAGGTGTTGTCGGCATTCAATTTGATGAAAGTATAAGGAAATTTGGTGGGCATAATTGTGAAGGTAGAGGGAAAGAAGGATATTGTAGATATGTATCTAAAAACGAAGTAGAACATATTGAAGAAAAAGGAGATATAAAGTGGTTTAATGGGGACAAATTCGAAAATAAAAATATAATATATAGTAACATGATAACAAAATTCGATAATTATATTAAAGAAGAATTTAATCTTATACATAAAATAGGAGTGGCTATGGACCTAAGTAAACCTGATGATGATATTATAAAAAAAATAATAAGAATTGTTAGAAAACAAGGAGTAGATGAGGGAAGATATAAAGTAGAATATCTCGACAATGGTGGTAAAACATGGCGTCCTAGTAGAATAAATAGTTATGTTATAATAAGGGTTCCAAAAGATTTTAAAGACGTGGATCCATATGGTGAAGAAGAATGGGAAGAAAATAAACCAATAAGAATAAGAATAGATAGACACGTTTATGAACATAATTGGAGACATTATTATATGTTTTATGTAAACGATAGGAAATTAGAAGTATCAGATTCTAATGTAGAGACACTAATAGAATTATTGGAGAGACCCAGTAAAAGAAGAGAAGAAGAAAGAGAAAGAGCCAAAAAAAGAGCCAATGATGATCTCAGAAAAGATCTCTTTAATTAATGATTTTTCATCCACTGATTAAAAGCACCAACCCACATTTGTAAAAGTTCCATATGTTCTTGGACAGTAACACCATAAACATGATTGTCAACTTTCATAGGACTTTTTGTATCTGTACCCATTTGTGATCCATAAGGCCAACTATTTCTTACAATCGTTATTCTAGATATAGGATTTTCTATATTCCTATCTTTTTTTCTTAACAAATAAGAAACTAAATGCCCTTGTTTTAATTGTTTTGAAAGACCATACCAAGTTTCTACGAATTCTTTATCGTATCTTGGATCATTTATATCCATACATGAAGACCACCCTCTACCGGTAGATTGCCCTATTATATCATATGGATGTCTTGAGATAACTACAGTATATTCTTTATCTTTTAATGTATTATTCTTACTATCTTCGTAAGCTTTAAGAAGATCTTCTCTTCCTAATTTTACAAACAGTCTTCCAATTTTTATCTCTCTACCGTCTTTATCTATACATATTCCTTTAATATAATCTTTTATAGGATACCTATACCAATTCATATAATCTATAATTTCTTGTGGAATTCTTATTTGCCATTTGTTTGGATCTACTTCAATATCAAAATATATTCTATAATAATTTTTATCGTGATCAGCAAATCTTTTAAAATATTCTTTATATATTTGTTGATCCTTTCCATCTAAATATTTATGATAAGGTTTATAACTATTAAAAGTTACTGCTTCATTATATTGTACGAAATTATACATAAAATTATATATTAATTTTTTTTTATTCAAATTTATGTCGTATTTTTGTAAAACAAATTCAGAAAATTAATATATAATCAAAAAAGGAGAATTAAAAATGTCGTAGATTCACAACAAGTTAATTACTGTAGCAAGACAAGATCTTACCCCAGGCTATCAAGCCACACAGGCAACTCACGCCGCATTATTATTCGCACAAGAATTTCCGTAGATTTATAAAGAATGGTCAAAAGACCCATATTTAGCTTTGCTTTCTATTAAGAATGAGCAAGAGCTTATAAATCTCATTTCCAAATTAGAAAAATCCAAAATTAAATTTTCAGTCTTTAGGGAACCTGATATTAACAATCAGATTACCTCAATTTGTATTGAACCTTCTGAGGCATCAAGAAAGGCTACTAGTTCTTTGCCTAAAATGTTAAGAGATTTAGCGACTGAAAATCAAATAGATAAAAATAACTGTTTACAAAAGGAGGAAGTATTATGAAGAATCAAGAAATATGGGAAATAACAGAGAAAATCATCAGTGCTATGAAATATTTAAATCAATTAAAAGATGAAGACAGAAAAAAAATTTTTTGGAGAGATTTAGAGGAAGATTGGTTTGATTATTTAGAAAATAAAATAAACGGAGGAGATAAAGAATGAAAATAGAAGAATTGGATATAATGTATAGTAATCATGTAAAAGTATTTAGAGATTTTTTTAATAAAAATTTCAATGGGGATGAAAATAATCTATTAGTTTTTCCAGAAGGTGATAATCTATCTATAGAATGGATATTCAAAGACTATCGTTATGGATTTTATATAGATTATGAAATTGAAAAATCATCATTCTATTTTGTATCAAAAGAAAAATATGGAGAATTAACAATATCATGCTTATTAAATGATGAATGCAGTTCGGATTTAATAAAAATAATTAACAAAAGAATATCATAAAGAAAGGAGGACGATATGTCGTAGGTAAAGCCGCCATAAGGTGTAAAGTAAAATCAGCAAAACAAGTTTAATCATTATCGACTTGTAAATTAAAGATGATGAAACATTTATAACAAAAATAAAATTAAAATTATGAAAACAACAACAAACGCTGGTGTTACGTACACCTACAATAAATATGAAGTTATTGAAAAAATCAACAAAACTATTGCTTTAATTGAAGCTTGGATTAGTGAAAACAATTATCAAATATCAGGTAAAATTGATAGGAATCTTGAAGATAAATGGAGTAATTTATCTAAGAGTCAGGTGAAGAAAATTCAGAGATATTGTTTTTGGATTGAAAGAAAACCTTCTTTAAGAAATGTTAATACATTCTTTGGTATTTTGTCTAAATATTTCAAAATTGAAAGAGTTCATGTTAAGATTTCTGCCAAAGAAGAAGCCATTCAAAAATCCAGAAAAGAATGGATTAAAGCAAGAAATGAAGCCGATAAAGCTTTGAAGGCATACAAAGCAGAGAAAGGCGATTTTTATAAAAAATAATTTTTTTAGTTTAGAATAATTTAATATCTTTGCCTATCGTATGATAGGCAAAATCCGACAGTAGCTCAGTTGGTAGAGCGGAAGCCTCTAGATCTTCAAGTCGCGGGTTCGAATCCTGTCTGTCGGGCAAAAATAAATAATATGCTTAAAAAGAACGAATTTAACGCTTTAGGTGACATTACTGTAGAAGAAGCCTGTAGATTTGGTCTTTTAGAAGAAATGTCAGGAACTCAAGTTCAAGAAAAATTTGGTAATTATATTCCATATTCTGATGGAAAAACAAGACTTGGTAAGGAAGTCACTGTTGGGGACAGTCTTGTATACTGGGATATTAGAAAAAAGGGGAATATAAAAGGAAGTACTACACCAAAAGACAAATTAACAGTTGGTTCGAAATATGAAGTTCAAAAGGTAAGTTGGAATGGAAATAGAATAACTGTTATTAATGATCTTGGCAAAAAATCTGTTGTTGGGACAGATAGGTTTGTTTTTGAAAATAAAAAAATAATTTCACCGATTGATCCTTACGGGGAAGAGTATTGGTATTAAAATAACGGATAGTAGCTTAGATTGGTCTAAAGCGGTAGTCTCTAAAACTACCATCGTGGGTTCGAATCCCACCTATCTGACTAAAACATAAAAACATGCCAAACTGGGTAACAAACGTTCTAACCATAGATTGTTCAAATGAAATCTTAGAACAAATAAGAGATTTTATCAAAAACGATAAAAGAGTTATAGATTTCGATAAAATCATACCAATGCCAGAAAGTCTTAGAGTATCTGATAATAGCCTTGGGTCACTTGCTTTACACGCCATTTATTACAAACCATCTAAAGCATCTACTGATGCCGACCCTTACGGTGAAGAGGATTGGGAAGATCTTGATAAATATAAGGAATCATATATATCAGATGAAGAAGTGCATAAAAGATTTAATAAATTATCAGAAAAAGATAAAGAAGAGGCTACAAATTTAGCAAAGATATATAAAGATAATTTAGATAACTACGGAAGTAAAACTTGGTACGATTGGGCTTGCAGAAATTGGGGGACTAAATGGAATGCTAGTGAATCTAGTATTGACAACAATGGAGATATTCGTTTTGAGACAGCATGGGCAACACCACACCCGGTTATAAGAAGATTGAGTGAAATTTTTCCAACAGCCACGTTTACAGTTAAATTCGCAGATGAAGATATAGGTAATAATTGTGGTTCATATCAAATAAAAAATGGCGAAGATATTTTCTTCGAAGAAGGCGACGAAGATTTCGCGTATGATGTAAAAGGTTGGTCCAGAGAAGATTGGAATAGCGACGATGAAAATTAATTTTTGTCTTTAGAAAAAACTAAAGAAAAAAGTTAATATATACGGTGTATGTTTGACCGTACCAAATTATTCAATACAAAAAAGCCAGGCTTGATTTCTAAAAGGGATAAGTCTGGTTTTTTTATTGCGAACAAAAAAACATTGAAGCTTATGGGAAAACGAAGAAATAACATGCTTTCACCACTCAACGCTGATGAGGATATTCTTGATGCAGTTTATAGCTCACGTCGTATTTCCAATGACACATTGTTTACAAAGAAACAATATGCGGAGGTTCTTCTAAAAAAAGTAAATTTAAAATGTAAGAGCCAACGTCAGAAGGAATTTGTAAACATGATAGATGAAAAAGAGATTACTATCTGTGTTGGTGAATCGGGTGTGGGTAAAAGTTATTTGTCAATAGCTAAAGCGTTAGAATTGATCAAAGATTCTTCTAAGGGTTACGAAAAAATCTTTATTATTACTCCAATTGTCGAGTCTGAGGATAATATTGGATTTCTAAAAGGAAGTTTAACTGAAAAGTTGGATCCTTATTTATATTCCATATATTATCTAATAGATAAAATAGTTGGTGAAGAGGTTAGGAAGAAACTAGTTGAGAATGAAGTTATAAGTCCATTGTGTATATCTTATTTAAGAGGAGTTAATATAGATAATGCGATTTTGATTTCAGATGAAACGCAGAATATGACAATAAAAGGTATAAAAACATTATTAACTCGTATAGGTTTTAATTCTAAATTTATATTATCGGGGGATATAAATCAAATTGATAGATTTAAAAACGAAAACGACTCTGGATTAAAATACGCTTTTGAAAATCTCAGAGAAATTGAAGGTATAGGACTTTTCGAATTTACAAAGGAGGATATTGTAAGAAATAGAATTATTGGGGAAATTCTTGAAAAGTTTAAGCCAAAGACGGTCGAACAAACATTAGTGCAAACACCAAAAAGAAAAAAGAAAGGAGATACTATATAAAAAAAGGGGGAGTTTAACTCCCCTTTTCCTTTTATTTCTCCCACCAGTTTTCTTCACCATAAGGATCTATACCTTTCATCTTTGTTTCAGTATCTTTTTTGATCCTTTCATATTCTTCTCTTTCGACTTTTATTTTAGATCTAAGTTGAGATTTTTCCTCCTCTCCAATATCATTGGCTTCATATTTATTAAAAATATTTATAATCTTATCTTGTTTAACAAAAGTTAATGTTCCTTGATCTGGTCCGCCTTCTACATTTGCAATTATAAGAGATTTCATCATGTCTGAAATTAAATATAAATCTCCATAACTATATCTATCATTATCGCCATATAAACTACCAGATTTTACATACCCCTTAAATCTCTTTATGAAATTTTCAATATAATCATAAGGTAATATAACCTTTGGTCCAGTCTCTCCTTTTTTAGGTCTGGGATATTCTCTTCTATTGTCCTCAGCATATCTTTTTCTTAATGCATCTAGATTTGAATAGACAAAATCATCAACATCAAATCCATTTGGTACTAAAATAACGTAGCTAGTTGAGCTACTATTACTTACAAATCCACTTCTTATTTTCATAATTCGTCAAATTTTTTAATTTTATTAGATTCTTTCATATCTAATCCATCTTCATCGTCCCACTCTTCCTCACCGTAAGGATCATGAACTTTCATTTTATCTTTTAATATTTCTCTTTTAAGTTTTCTTTCTGATGCTTTATCTTTATACTTGAAAATGTCTTCTTTATGTTTATTTTCGATGACATTCATCTTATCCATTTCTCTTTTACTAATAAGTTTTATTATGCCCGATTCCTCTTGACAAGCTTCGTATGCAATAAAGATAATATAATCATTAAGAAGTGTTTGTAATGGCAAAAACAATCTATTTTCGTATTCATGGCAAATACCATCCTTTATGAATTTTTTAATATCAGACTCTTTAAGGGTATTAACATTGTTATAATCATCCATATAAACTTTTTTCTTGCCTTTGTTCTTATCCAAGAATGCTTCTTTGGCTGTATCAAAATCAAAATCATCTGGTAAATATACCAAAATGAAAGATGATCCGCTACTATTACTTACAAATCCTGTTCTTATTTTCATAATTCTTTAAATTTTTTTATTTTGTGTGATTCATCAATTGGTCCTCTTTCTAATTCGTCTAATGTATCTGGCACCTTATCTAAATCTTCATCCCAATCTTCTTCACCGTATGGATCATGCTTGATCATTTTATTTTTAAGATATTCCCTTTTTTTCTTTTTTAATCCAGCTAAGTCCTTGAATTTTCTAGTATTATCAGAGGATAAGGAATCCATATTGGCGAATTTATCAAATAATCTCTTATCTACTCTTTCTATCCTGTCATAACCTTCATAATCCAATGTAGTTTCATATACAACATAATCTTCAAAAAAGAAAGATATATCATAAAAATCCATTCTACCTCTTCTTCCTTTCTGAACAAAAAGATCAATATCTTCCTTTTTTAATGCTCCAAGAAAATTTTTAATATCATGATAATTACCAAAATCTTCATGCTCTTTATTTTTATACTTATCCAACATGTATTCTACATGAGAATCATAATCAAAATCTGGCGGAATGTATAACAATACAAAAGAAGATGAACTACTATTACTTACAAAACCTGATCTTATTTTCATCAAATAATATTTTTTTTTAATATCGATGACTGATATATTCATCGTCGACTTCAACTACATTAGAAAGAAACCACCCCATATCAAAATTATCCATAATAGTATATACTTCTATAGTATTTTCTTTTTCTTCAACATCCCAACTATCATATGGCTCAATACCATACATGAGATTTCTTATCTTTGTACCAAATAAATCAGTATCATTCTCATCCCAATTTTCTTCACCATAAGGATCATCATCAGAATAAACTCTCTCAGATTCACTATACATAAGTTTATTACAAACATCCAAATGATTCTTAATCATTTCTATTTGCTCTTCGTTTAGTCCTTCCTTTTTAATTATATAACTAGAAGAACTACTATTACTTATAAAATATAATCTTAATTTCATATTTTTTTAATATTCTTCTTCATATGGGTATTCATATTCCCATTCTTCTTCCCCGTAAGGATCATTTTTACTTATTGTCATTTTTGGTTTATCATCCCAAAAAAATTTTCTTCTACCTAATGGGTGTTTTCTTGGTTTTCCCATCCATTCTAAATCTCCTTTTAAATATCTAAGTTCTAGTCTATATATCATTTCATCTACACTATCAAATTTTAATTTATCAGGGGCATAATAAAATTCTAATCTAAAGTCTTCCGGACCCAATTTATCATTAACTTCCAACCAAGTCATAGTAAGATCTTTTATATCTATTTTTACTTTCTCTCTATAAATCAAACTTTTATTTCTTTCTTCTTCATCTTCAACGTATTGTTTGCTTATAGGATCCCAATTGAATTTACTAGCAGCCCAAGATCTTTTGATATGAGTAAATGTAATACTATCATTTTCTTTGGTATCATCTATTATTATACGACTAAATGACGCCATTTTTAATTTTTTAGATATTTCTTCTAATTTTATAAGAACGGTATAATAATCATCTTCAATATTTTCAAATATTTTAAAGTTAATAATCATTATATTATTTAATTTTCTACTATATATTATTTTTAGATTTTATAAATTGGACAATCTCTCCCACAATGCAATAACCTACCCTTAAACTCTTTGGTTTTTTCATTATTCCATACATCATTCAAAAAATCGTCACAATCTATTACTGATATGCCTTTCTCCCAATTTGTAGTATTGGTAGCGAAAGAACACGGGAAATAATCTCCTTTAACGTTAATATAACTGGAATAGATAGTTGCTTCACATGGCTCGACCATGGCTTCCATCATTTTATAGTTCTTTCTTCCTTCTATTGATTTCAGGAATTTGAAACTACCACAACTATCAAAACCAATTGGAATATTATTATCTATAGCCCTATCAACAAGCGCCTTAAATTTATCTTGACTTAATTGTAAAAATCCTGTTTTTGCACACCCTTTTGTTTTAAGTGATAAGAAAACTATTGCGTTTAATTTTTGCAATCTATTATCTGTCTTTATATCATCAAGAGTTTGCATAGCATCATCAAATGTTTCTTCACTCAACATGAAGTGAATATTAGTTTGCTTCAATCCCCTATCAGTTAACTCTTTTACTGCATTGTATGTAGTATCTTTATCATATTTAGATACAGCGCAAGCCCCAACGGTCGATGCTAACCTATCAAAAAGTTCATCGTTCATCCTACTACCATTGATAGTAATATTTGGAATAACTCCTTTACTATGACAATATTTCATGATATTCCATAGATCGGGATTTCCATCTATATTACCAATACCTAAAGCTACTTGAGTTACTGTAGGTGGGAGTTTTTCGAGAACTGTTTGGAATGTTTCTAGACTCATGTTTTCTCCTCTTGGAGTGTTCTCTTTATAACAGAATTTACAGATACCGTGTACTCCGTTACAAACGGTTGATATTTCAATGTCTGCTATTTCTGGGAGTCCTACGCTCAGGTCTCCATCGTCTTCTTTTGTTTCTCCCCATCTAACGAAGAAACCATTTGATTTATTGAAAATGAAATTGTAATTCTTACTTTGCAGAACCTTTGTGTTGGCGTCCTCAACCAGTCTGGCTGTTTCACCATTGGATAATTTTATCTCTATCATATTATGAAATTTTGTACAAAGATATTAAAAAATTTTAAATAACTAAAATTTATATTTTGAATAATTTATATTGTTTATATTTTTTAATATATAGTCATATGATTACTGAATTTTCTCAATACACAGATAATAATAATCTAATTGGTAAAGTAGCTGTTTTAAAAGACAGAACAGACGCTGTATATTGGGAAGGTATCAAAGGTATCAATGGATGTCAACCAATATTTGTTGATACTGGTTATCAAAAGGGACTTTCTATTCAAATAACAGACCATCACATTCACAACGTGAAAACTTTATTTAAAGGATTATTAGCATATCCTAAGGCAAGAGATTGGCCTGATAGAGATATATTGTGGAATTTAGATAAATTTGATATAATGAAAAGAGAAGATTTTGATAAATATATGCAAGACAAAAAGAAAAGAATAGAAGAATTGAAATTATTACATATTCAACATGATCCTTATGGTGAAGAAATATGGGAAAATTATAATAAATTATATGAATGGAGATTCTTGAAAAAGAAAAAAGAATTAGGCATTGATCCTTATGGCGAGGAGGATTGGGGTGAAGAAATAGATAAAGATCTCAAATTTTATAATGTTAAGTATATAGTTCCTAGAAATTGGTTCAATAACCCTTTAGAAATTTTAAAAACAAATCTTCATTTCACTCCAAAAGAAATAATAGAAAATTATGAAATATCTTCATATGATTATGTTAAAGATAATTTTATAGGGAATGTAAAAGTGCAATCATATTTATCCAGATTGGAGTTACAAGAATATTTTAATAAGCACTCTACTATAATTGAAAAATTCATAGTTCGTGTTTTTTTTTAATGATATAATTTAATATATAGCAAAGAAGAAATAAAATACAAAAAATGATAAAAAATTATAAATCTTTTCTTAAGGATTCCATACTCGAAGCAAAAGTAAATAAGGTTAAAAGAGAGAATCTTAATGTTGGTGATTACGTAATGACTTGTGGAGAGTTTGATGGAGTTAATTTAGAATATCAAATGGGTAGAATTTTGAAAGTGGGACCTTACGGAAACATACTTGTGGAATTCGAAGAATCTTTTAGTAAAAACTTCCATGCTGGATTTAAGGACATTGGTAAAAAAGGTCATTGTTTTTATGTTCCTTTAGATAATATTGCTTCTAATAATAGAGAAGAATTTGAGAAAATTATTAAGAAAGTTGGAGAAGAACAAAAAAATAAAGGAAAAAGACTAAACGCTACATACAAAGATGGTGACGTTGTCGTTGGTATTGGAGTTCTTAAAAGAGGAGGCGGTTATGGAGGCGGCAGAGAAATTAAAATAAATATAGACGGCGAAGTTGGTATAATATATTATAGTTTTGGTAGAGGATGTGTAAATCCTGAAGATAGGAATGAAAAGAATAATGAAATATTCTGGGTAGGATTTCTTGATAGATTTGATGAACAATATATGAATCAAGATCAAGATGGACTTCCTAAAAATAGAGCAGGATTACAAGTTGATAAAATTCACATGAGACTTGCTACTGAAGAAGAAAAAGAACAAGTAAAAGATAAATTAAATCCATACTTAAAAGAAATAGAAAGTCTTAAAATAGAATTTAAGCCAGGTGATGTAGTTATCGCAGATGGTAATTACCAAGGTCTAGAGATGAAGAATGAGATGGGAATTGTTAGAACCGTTAGAAATCCTTACGGTGCTGGAAGAGGTAGAAATCAATATGGTGTACAATTCCTAAATAAATTCAATGATTATTTATATGATGTTGATTATTTATTAGGAGATAAAACAGGATATATTTTAACAAAAGCATATTTAAGACTAGCAACGGATGAAGAAAAAGAAAAAGTCGGTGTAGAATTAAAAAGACTGAAAGCTCAAATAGATGAATTTAATCACCCATATAAAAAGGGAGATTATGTTATAACTAGCGGTGAGATGCAAGGAGTTGTTCTTGATGGCCAAGTTGGTATTGTCAGAGATATAAGAGGTGAATCTCCAAGAGATCAATTTACTGTAGAATTCATTGTGAATTTTAGTCAAGGATTGACTAAAATTGGAAAATATAGTAATTGCTTAACAGTTGGGCGTGCAAATTTATCTAGACCAAGAGAAGACGATAATATTCCAGATCTCATTAAGAAACTGGAAGACAATGAAATAATGCCTTTCAAATGTAGTAATCCATTGGCTATGCTTTTATCTAGAATTAATTTCAAATTAAAATCTCCATTTATGGCTCAATCTTATTTTGATGTCACAGATAAAAATGATGCTATCTCATATCTTCCGCTTGATAAATTTAAGCGTTTAGAAAAAAGAGAAGATCCATATAAATCTAGACTACGTCAGGCTACTAAACTAGGTAAATTCTTTAGAATGTTAAATAAAGATCTTACAGATAAAGAAGTAGAAGCACTCGGAAATGCTTTCAAAGGAGCTTTCGATATTTGTATAAGTGGATTATCTGATAAACTTAGATTAGTATCTGGAGAAGACATGCGTTTCTGGTATAATGGTAAAAATTATGTACACGGTGGTGGTAGTTTGAACTCTTCTTGTATGCAAGGAGATAATAAAGGTAGAGAAATGCAAATGTTTGTTGATAATCCAGGAGTTATACAAATGCTTATATTACTTGATAGTAATTTGAAATTATTAGCAAGAGCTAATGTTTGGAGACTTGTAGAGCCATACGGTGCGACATATATGGAATATATTTATTGCAGACATGAAAAAGATAGAGAATTGTTTTTAATGTACGCAAAACAACGTGGATGGATATGTGGTGATGGTGTTGGTGGAAGATATAGTGGAAATAGACCTTCAAATATGGTTTGTCTATTAACACGTAGAGATAAAAAATATCAAATGGGTAGAGATGCTTTGGATCATTTCGATACTTTCCGTTTACATGATGGAGATGGTTATCAATATTGTAGTAATAACAGTTGGAAAATGCCAAAAGATTTTGTTATGCCAACTTGGGATGATATTCCAAAGGGTAAAACGCCAGAACCAAAACCATCATCAGATCCTACAGAACCAGTAAAACCTATAGCTGGTAAAGCTGGTCCAAACGCAGTGGTTTTCAAAGAAGGAGATAAGGTTGTATATAAACATCCAGGCAAAGAGAACGATGGAAAAACTGGAGTGTTTGTTGGGTACAGAGATGATGGCAAATATAGAATTAAGTTCGATGGTGTAGATAAGAAATTCGCAGCCAATCCTAAAAACATATTTCCAAATCTTGATGTAAAGCCAGAAGGAGTAAAGCCTGAAGAAATAAAACCTGAAGAAAAACCAGAAGAAAATGTATAAGAAGTTCGAAGATAGTAGAGAATTTGGAAAATTATTTGCTAATCAAAAGTTTAAAAGATCATATTCTGATTTTATAAATTGGACTATGGAGAAGTTATATAAACCTAATGGAAACTGGGGAAGACTTTTACAAGATGGAAATTATGGTGTTATAAATACTAATTTCTCTTTAGAAAAAGCACCAATGAGCCCACAAATTAGAGAATTTTATAAAAAAGTTCATGATAACATAGATCCAAAATGGTCGTTATTAAATTATGTTAATACACATTGGACTAGTTTTATGCACATTATAAACACAATAAATTATTGGATTGATACTAAACAAATAAAAAACGAAAGACCATTCAATTTCCAATATGACCACTTTGAAGAATTAGAAAGATTAAAATCTGTGTTAATTAGAGTTGATAAATATATTTTTATGCCAAATGATAACCTTACTTGTTTTCACAAAATAATGGGAGCAATAGCAACAACAACCTATATAGGAAACTTGGCAGAAAACACAACACTAGAATCTCTATCCAGTCTTGGTCATGTAACAGATGTTGTGAAAAGTAAACCAGGACAAAGAGTTGATACTCACGGTGGTGTGGATTTAAGATTTAAATTAGATGGTGTTCCAAAAACATTACAATGTAAAGCTTGTCCAACTATGATTAGACAAGGGAATAATTATATTTTCAGTGATGTGAGTAATCCTGAAAATTACAACGTAGATTTCTTTTCTTTTGTGGTAAAAGGAGTTTTATATGTTTTTAACACATACAGAGATGGAAAAAGATATATATTTGATCACAATGAAATAACTTATACATTTGATCAAAGTCTTTTAAGATATAAACTGGAATTATGATATATAGATTTGATGAATATATTAAGGAGGAATTTGATTTCTTTGACGATGTTGTAATGTTTCCAATAAAATATAAGAAAAAAATCCAAAAGATAATAGATTGGCCTGTAGTAAAATACATAGAGAGAAAAACTAAAAATTTAACAGAAGAGGAAAAAATATTAAAAATAGCAAAAATTGCGAATACTTTAGACAAATGGTTTTCCCCTTTTAATAGTGTAGTTGGCGCTGCTGTTTTTTCTGGAATTTCTGCTGTAAATGCTATGATGCACATAAAAACACAACCGGTTGGTATGATTGAAATTTATGCTATGTTAACAGCAATAGCGGCTTATGGTTCTCTTAATAAAGAATATAGATTATTAGCTAAGAAAAATTATCAAAAAATTAAAAAAGTTTTTATAGACAATGCTAATAAAATTGGAAACGATAATGATCCTTACGGTGAGGAACAATGGTTTGATGAAGATAACACTATAGCAAGAGCAGACGCAATAAGATACAATAAAAGATTTAAGCATTTAGAAGATATGCCTTGGTTTGGATTACATAGTAAAAAAGATGTAATGCCATAAAAAAAATTGAAAAATAAATTTAATATATAAGATTATGATAAAAACTTGGAACAAATACTTTGAGAGTTTAATTATACCAGGACTTAAATTGGATGATTTTGTTAGTGGTATTGAACCATCTGGAAAAGCTCATAAAAATATATTATCTATATTTTTTAACACTTATGAAAATTATGTAGATGATGATGATCCTCAGAAACATATTTATAAAGTAAATGACCTAACTGGTGATGTTTTAGCAAATGGTAGAGTTCAATTTAGAGCATTGGTTTTTGGTAAACAAGAATTAGAATCTGTAATTAGAAATAATATAGTTAATCTTTGTATGAATGAATTTTATGATAATTTTCCAAATAACTTAAATATTTTTGGAATAGATATTAAACCAATATCTTTCATACATAAAGAAGATCTTAAATTCACTTTTGAAAATCTACTAACATTAGACGAACTAAAAAGAATAATAACATCAGTGTCAGGATTTAGTTTTAGTGGTGAAAGAGAAGGATATTTGATCTGGAGAAAAAATTTATAAAATATTGGATACACACTACCATATCCACAAGAAGGTATGAAAAACGGAGATAGAGTGAAATATGAAAAACCAGGTTCCGAACATGACGGAATGACTGGAATATATCTCGGTATGAGAGAAGATGGAAAGTGTCACGTGAGATTTGATGATGGCACTAAATTCGCCGCTAATCCACAAAGATTACATCTGATAGATGGCGAAGAAGAAGAACAAAGCTATGATCCATACGGTGAAGAAAGTTGGTCAACGCAAAGAAAAGGTTCACATACAGCCAGTAGTGGCAGTAGGCAAACCTCTTCAAATCCAGATTTAGATTATTTGGATCAATTACGCAGGATGGGGACAAAAGAAAATTATACCAAGAAATACAACGATTTCCTTAAATTAAGGTAAATATTTACTGTCCTTCACTTTTACTATGACTTCGGGAAATCCCTCGATCATAGCATGTTGGTGTAAAGCATCGTACGCATCATCCAGACTATGAAATTCAGCGTCTTTTTGTGCTAGTACATAATCCCCATAATGGGTGAGATCCCCAATGAATTCATTTTTAGCCATCACCTGCATGGCGTAAAAAGGATATAATAAAATAACTTTTCTTTTTATTATATACTTTTTACTCTCTACTTTTAGTATTTGGAATGATGGTATCATTTCTTTTACAGACTAAATTTCTTCTTTTTAATTTATTAATATTCCTTTACATCATCTCGTGTGAGAAAGATTATCCCACTATTGGTTTTCATATTGATTACTTTCCTATTAGGATTCATAGAAAACCAATTCTTTGCTTGTTTCTTGTACTGTTTCTCGGTTTTACCAATACCGTCCAATGTTTTAATTCTTTTCATTTTTCTTTTTATTTTTTTGGTTATAATTTTTCAAAATTGTTTGTTCTTCTTCACTTAATCCCTTAAATCCAAATTTTTTCATTTTATCTAAAACCATTTCAATTTTTGAAGTTTTTCCTCTAACAACATAGATTAAGGCTTCATCTGATGTATCAAATAATTTTCTATCCCCTTTATCATCTAAAATAGTTCCTTTTTCGTCGTCTCTGATCCAATATTGTTCTACTTCAAATAAGACTTCTTCATTCTCTACAATTTGTACTAAGACTTTATGAATAATTCCACTTTTCTCAACTCCTCCTGTTTTTAGATTAGATGTAACCCAAACTACATTATAATCAACTACTTCTAACTCTCTATATTCTGCTGCCATACTACATCATATCCATTAAATATTTCAACTTCTTTATCCCATTCATCTTTTATCCATATTGGGTATTCCAACATTATTGCGTCATATGCCTCCCAAAATATTTTTGTTTCGAAAGGTTCAATGTAAGGTGAATACTTTTCTTGTATTTTATAACAAGATACTGCTCTTATTATAATATCTACATATTTTAATGGTATTGATAATACAACTTTTGGCATATTAAGTACAATCAAAAATTACTCTATTTCCGTTTTCGTGTCTTATAAATATTAATGGAGATATTTCTTTCTTGATTTTTTCTACGTTCTCATCATCAAAAGTATAATATCCAATTCCATTATGCCAATTTACAAGAGATTTTCTTTTTAATCTTTTAAGGTCATCTCTATCTATATAGAATATTTCACCACTGGGTATTCCAACTATATAGATTTCAAATTTAAGTTTTATTATTTTTTCTTTATAGTTTGGGTATGCAAATTGAAACCATCCCATCTTACTATATCTATAAATATTAACTACCAAGTCCCATATATTTATACCAATGGACATCATAGTTAAAACAAAGACAAATCCTGCTATGACAAGCATTATCATCTTCGCTACAGTCATATCCGAAAAAAAGAAATCAGTAAAACTGAAATCTTTTAAGTCCCATCCACCATAGGGATCGTAGTTGTTATTATAATAATCGTTATATGTCATATCGACCAATTTTCTTCACCAAATGGGTCTAATTCACAAAATATTTGTTCACTTGGTTTTATATTATGTTTTTTGTATAGTCTTTAAAATAAATAAAAATTTCAAACGGAACAGCAAATATAAGTAAAAATATTATCAATAACAAAATAAAAGTAATAATTGTTGTTTCAAATAACGCATTGACAATAATGGTGATATTTTTTGACCCTTAATTTTATTAAGACTTTCTTTTTGTTTCACTATATTTCTTCTATGCTGTTCCAATAATTCCCGCAAACGTCTATCATCTTCTCTCATTTCTCTTTTGAATTTTCTTTCCTTAAAAAAGAAAATCAAATAAGACATAGAGAATATTGGTAAAAGTACAAATAATAATAATAACGATGTCATAATTAATTATTCCAATCTTCTTCACCGTAAGGATCTAAAGGAGATACAACTCTTTTAGAAGGATTCTTCTTAATTGGTGCATTTACATAATTCTGTAAATTTATCCTACGTCTTCTTTCTCTTTCTAATCTTTCTCTTGCCCTTTCTCTTTCTCTAATTCTTTTTCTTTTCAACGCGCTTGATATTCCACTAATAATGAAATATAAACTAATAGTCCCCGAGATCAAGGCTCCAGCTAGTAAAGCATTATAAATGTTTTTAGTTATAAAATAAGTTAGAGCCAAGGAACTGGCAATAATAAATATAGAAAAGAATAATCTCTTGAACATTATTAAGCGGATTTTACATCACAAAATTAATAAAAGTTATTGATTAAAAAAAAATTATTTACGAAATATCGTCCTTTTTCAACATACTGATTTTGACACCTGATGATATACATCCACCCCTTGTGTCTTTGTCAATCTTCTCCAACGACAACATGTCTTCCACCTATGGTCTCTAACTCTACTCCATCTTTTAATTTATAAAAATATTTAAGTGGAACTAATAATATTGGTTCACTAATTTTCGGAAAATGTTCTGGATGACAAATAGCAAATCCCAATTCTTTGAGATCTTCTTCGGTATAATCGTAAATATCAACCTTTTTTGATTTTTCAAATTCATCAAGCCATTCAGGATCCCAAAATTCTTCACCATATGGGTCTTCTGGAGTAACTATCCTTCTTTCTAGAAATTTATTATATTTATGTATCATTTTAGTTTTAATACCAAAAGAGCCATTAATGTCTTGCCATCGACAAATTCTGATCTTTTTACTTCTTCTTTTGTCATCTCTATTATTTCTATTTCTTCATTCTCGCTCTCTAATCCTCCACCTTGAGCAATCTTTTGAGAAACAGTGGCAAAATAGATTGATATTCTTTCATTTGTTTTTCCAGGAGTTGGAAAATATGGTTTTACTATTTGATTTATAGTGTCTGTTTGATAACCCAATTCTTCTAAAATCTCTCTTTTCATTGTTTCCATTTCATTCTCACCAACATGATCTATCATACCTGCACAAAGCTCTAATATAACCATTTTTGGACCTGGACGAAATTGTTTTGTGAAAATGTATTTATTCTTAACTGTGTCATATACCACGGCACATACAGCATCTTTTGAATTGACGTATTCTCTTACTACGGGTCCTCTTTTCCCTTGTAGATTTAGTTTATGGACTTTAAAAAATCCGCCTTGTTGTTCTGGAGGGTTATCTGATATAATTTTCATAATGATATATATTAAAAGATATAATTGAAAAAATTATATATACTCAAAATATGGAAATGTTAATAAAAAATATAGATCTTTTTAAACATAGAAACGATCTTGCCAAACCACAAAAAACTAAAATAAAATCATTCAAAGAAATTTATAAGACTTATAAAAAACTTAACTGGGATGAATATAAAGATGGTTTTAATAGTTTTTAATAGATGATACTCCTGAAGTGAGGAAAGGACTATCTAAATGGGTAAAATCACATAAGAAAGAGTTGGGATATAAAAAATGGAAGTAAAAATTAAATATATAGTAATGTGATTAGATATATCAAAACATACGAACAATATTTTGGTAGTAAACCTAAAACAGGTCAAATAATTTATATGACTGACGATTTAGTTAATAATATGGCTAGAGCTCACGGTAATAAATATGCCGCTGCTGTGCTCAATTTACTAAAAGCAGACAGAGATAAATTAATAGACAATCATGCTAATTATTTAAGCGTAGAAACAGACGGAACAATTTCTTACTTGGATGGAAGATATTTAAAAGAAGAAACTGAATATAATCCAGCAAATTATGACGATGCAAGAAGAAGACAAAAAGTTAAAGCTACAAAGATATTACAAAAGATATTAAAACCAGAATATATTCCACAGGAACAAACAGTAATAGAACAATTTTCAACCTATTGGAAAACTTTATATGATGAATCTACAAGAGTAGAGGAACTCGTAGGTGAAGATATATTAAGAGCTTATAATTATAATAATGAAGTAAATGGATCTTTGGGATCATGTGCTGGATTTAGTGAATATACAGTTAAAGAAACTCATAAAAAGAGATTTGAAGTTCTAATAAAAAATCCTGAAAATTTTACAGCTTTTGTAGTATGGAAAGATGGTAAAATAGTAGGTAGAAGAATTGGTGTTAAAGGTATTCAAACTAAAACACACGGGTTCTTCCAAGAAGGCGAACTTTATAAATACTTAAATAATTTCTATGGTCCTGGATATGGTTCGCAGGCTAATAAAATGATTGAGGCTTTAGCTTTAAAACAAGGTTATGTCGCCGAATATGGTTCATACTGTAAATGTTTTTTGAAAGATAAAAAGAAATTAAGAGAAGAAGATGTATTTAGAATAAAAGTTCAAAATGGTCTTGATCAAAAAGCAATGTTTCCTGCTTTTGATTCAATGGTCGTTAACTTTCAAACGAATGAAGTAGCTTCAAGAGTTCCTGGGCCAAGTAAAAATCCTGAACCAGGATGGACTAAATTCTATGGAGCTGTCCCACCTTCATATGGGCGTTAAACACCATTTAATTTATCTCTTATTTTTTTCTTAAGTTGAGACATATTATGAATTCTATTATTATATGAATTTTTTTCGTATTGTATGAATTGTAAATCGAATTCCTGTCTGAAGGTTGCTTCACCTCCAATTAAACAAATTTGTTCTTCTCTCCAACTCTCAATTCTAGAAATTTCTTTCAATGGAGTATATTCTATAATCATTTCTCTTATATTTCCAATATATGTTTTATCATTATCAACATCATATTTTATAAAATAAGTTATTTTATTGTCTATTTTTTTCTCATAAATATCCAATCCTAAATTTCTTAAATAACTTAATACTCCGGAAATTGAACAATTATGATATTTTAATTTATCTTCATTGAATATTATTTTAGTATCCATTCTACCAGGAACTTGCCACCAGTAAACTCTTTTGGAAGCAAAAGCATTTTTATCTGGGTGATCATATGGCAATTCAGAATTACTTAATAATTCGTAAAATAAATTATAACCATTTGGAGTGGATGTAAGAATGATTTTAGAATTTTCAATAGATGATATTGTTGGTATTATAGAATAATAAAAAGGACGAATTATACTATCTGGGATTTTAGCAAATTCATCAATATATAATAAATCTATAGTATTACTAACGGCAGGTTCTTTTGTTCTGGATTGACTCTGCACTCTGCATCCATTTTCGAATTGTAAATATCTTTCATTCCAATTAATAACTCCAACTTTCAAAAAGAAAGGCAATAATTTATAAATATCTTTTATTTTTCTAATAATTTCTTTGGTTGTTTCTGATTTGTTAGCAACGATCATAACACCTTTATCTTTATTAAATAATATCATGTGTAAAATTGTTATAACAGCTAAAACTGTTTTCCCAATTTGTCTGGAAGCCATTAAAATAGAATATCTATTCTCTGTATATAATTTTAATATATCTTTTTGGTAATCTCTCAACTCTATTTTTCCAATACTACCATCCTCTAATTTAATTTTACAATAATGTTCAGCAAAATAATATATCGAGAGTTTACATTTTATATACTCATCTATTTCATTTTGACTCATTGCAAATTTAATGCCAGCCTTTCTAACTCCATTTATATTTTGAAAATAAATCTTATTATATCTGGATACTTGCTCAGCTAAATTATATTTATCTATTAATTCATTAATAGATTCCGTTGTATATATTTTCATAAATCTCTTTTTATCGTATATATTATACAAACTCGGTCAAAAAACATAAAAAAACAGCATATATTTTGTTCATACATGCTGTTTTTTTATACAAATGTAAAAATGACTACTTAAATGAATGTTTTTTAATAAGAGAATTTAATCTCTTTGATATTTCTTCTAGTTTTTGAACATCTATAAGTTCTTCGATCCAATTTTCTTCACCGTAAGGATCTACCTCTCTATTTTCTTTAATATTTTTAGTCCATTGTGAATTTTTCCAACACTCTTCAAGTTCATTTAATATTTTTTCTACGTCTGGTTTTATTTCAACGAGGTCTTCGTCTCTTATTACATCATTAGTTTGATCTAATAGATATAGAAGATATTTTTCGGATTGACTCATATTATCATAATAATCATCGGCTATTCTTAAAACATAATCTAGATTCATAGCTAGATTTTCTATCCTTTTAGTTTTAGATTCTGTTTCCTTTATTAAATTGTTATATTCTTTTATGTATTCAGATCTACCAAAAAAAGATTTAACGGGTTGATAGAAATCTTTTTCTAGCAAACTTAATTCATCTAAAATATCTTTTATTTCTTTTTCGGCGATATTTTTATATTTCTTTTGCTGTATAAACCCTTGTGTTTTATCTTTTATATATTTGAAATAATTGTAGCTAAGTGAAAAATCGTCTTCTTTCATTTAATCAAATTTTTTTTTTAATAAAATCTCATCATAAGTGGATCTTATTCCTTCTTCTAAACTTATTTTTGGCTCCCATCCAAGATTTCTTAATTTAGTTGTATCAAGAAATTTTCTTGGAGTTCCGTCTGGATAACTATCATTAAAATATACTTTTCCTTCATATCCAACTATATCTTGTATAGTCCATGCTAGTCTTCTAATACTAATTTCTTCACCACTACCAACATTTATTATGTCACTACTATCATAATTATTCATTAAAAAGATAGAAGCGTCTGCTAAATCTGATACGTGTAAAAACTCCCTTAACGGTTTCCCTGTTCCCCATAATTCCATTATCGGTAGATTATTCTTTTTAGCGTAGTGGAACTTACGTATCATCCCAGGTAAAACATGTGACGTTTTAGGATCGTAATTATCATTGATACTACCATAGAGATTTGTGGGCATTATAGAAATAAAATTAGTTCCATATTGCTTATTATATTTTTGACACATGATTATACCTGCTATTTTAGCTATAGCATAACCATCATTAGTCTTCTCCAAAGGTCCAGATAACAAATATTCTTCTTTTATAGGTTGTTCACAATCTCTCGGATAAATACAACTAGAACCTAAAAATAATAATTTTTTAACTTCGTATTTGTGACAAGACTTTATAATATTACATTCTACCATTAAATTTTCATAAGTGAAATCAGCGGGATATGTTGAATTGGCATATATCCCCCCAACTCTTGCTGCTGCTAAAAAAACATAATCTGGTCTCATTAAATCAAAAAAATGATCTGTTGCATTTTGATCAATAAGATTCAATTCATTTTTATTCATTGTAAGAATATTATTATAACTAAGTTCTTTTAATTTCTTAACTATAGAAGAGCCAACTAGTCCCTTGTGCCCAGCTACAAAGATTTTATCGTTGTTATTCATTTTTTATTATTTCATTTTCATTAAAAAATTGCATCCAATCTTTACCAAACTCTTCGGCATTTAAGACATATGGATAATCGGCGTTTTCTAATATTCTAATAATAGTAAATTCAGTATCTACATCATAAGGCAGAAGATCCTTAGCGTCTTCTGTTATCTTTACTCTATCGCCTATTTTCATTCGAATTTATTTATTTTTTTCATTTCTTGTTTCAAATCTTCTTCATAATATTTTTCCAAATATTGAATTTCAAAATCTTCTAATTCTTCTCTTTGTTTAATGATATCGTAATTACTTTTTTTAGTTGATCTTGTTGTTTTTACTTTATCTTTATCTTTTGGATCCCAATACCATTTTGGTATTCCGTAAGTATTTTTGAAAAACTCAAACCACATATCTATAGCAGAAGCTTTGTCAATGCTTTTATGATTGAAACTATTAGCCATTTCTGGGAATTCTTTACCGAATTTTCTGTTTATTTTGAAGAAAGCATTTACTTTATCCTCATCAGTTACTTCATCATAAGAATTCTTATTCTTAAATATTCTATCTACTATTTGTATGAAATCCATTTAATAAAATCTTTTCAATTATATGAAAAGATAAAAGAAAAGTTTAAAAATTTAATCACACACAGTGATCTCATCTGTCATAGAAGGGATGTATTCTTTACCTTTATCATCTATAAAAACTAAATTCGGGAAATCATACATTCCAGCTTTATTTACTATTTTTGCTATTTTTGCTTTTACTGGAACTTTTTTCCAACCGAGTTCCCCACCCATCCATTTTCGGGTTTCTTTCATCTCTATAAAATAAACATTTTTACCGATTAACATCTTCTTAATATCATCATTAAAATTCACGTTTCGTTCAGGATATACATGCATTCTGTAATATGGATTGCCCATAAACATAGTGTATATGTTAAAAGATGCAGTATCTCCCCATGTTTCTTCACCGTATGGGTCTGCTGGATTATCGCTTAGTACTAGCTTAGCTTTTTTTTTAAAATTGAAAAATTCGTTTATATAACCTCTTCCAGTAAAAGCTTTACCACTAAAGATTTCTTTAGGTTTTTTTCTATCCTCTTCCCAAGCTTTTTCTCTAGCTTTATCTTCTCTGATTCTATTCCATAAAAATTCATCTATATTATATAAACAGTCCCTTAGGGTATTTGAAGTATCATTGTATATTATGGTATATCCCAGATCTTTCATGTCTCTTACTCTATAAGTAAAGACGTCCTTTCCTATTTTATAGACAGATATTCTATATCTTCCTGTTATAGATAATGCTTTCTGTTTTCCTTCCATTCTAAATGGATACCCCTCATTATTCATTAGAGAATCAATTTCATGTTTTGTGAAATATTGTTCTGGTGGTTTTTTATCTTCCACTGGTGGCTTGTTTATGATTACAGCCTCAAAATTTTTATATGTAGTTATTATATCTTTCATTTCACTAGCATTTCAAAATTATATCCTTTTATTATGAAATTCAAATAAAGAATATCCCTGTATGATCCTTCATATAATTGAATATTGAAGTCATAACCTATTTCTTTCAATTCTGGAATATATTTATTAATTTGATCAGTTATTAAATTTCTTATGTCTGAAACTGGAACTTTCGTTTCCCATAAAAAATACTCAAGATTAGCCCCAAGATTTGGTTCCCCATATAAAGCTCCTTTATTAGTAAAAAGAGCCATTTCTAATTTTTGAACAATTACTTCTATAACGTCATCTTCAACTAATCTTTCGCTATGAAATCTTGGATGTCCGTCATACTTAATATATAAATCTTTAAAATCTAAAACCATTATTTATTCTTATTTTTCTTCCATTCGTTATAAATTTCATTGAAGTTATCTAGATTTCTTTTTGCTTTATTAAATATCTTTTCTAACTTTTTTTTCTCATATTCATAATTTTCTTCTTCATCATGTATTCTAATTGTGCCGTACAAGTGGGTAAATCCTTTTTTATCTTTTTCTTTATTTCTTGGATCTTCTTTCCAATTTTCAACTTTCCACACACTTAAATTTCCAGCTAGTCTATTGGCTTCTCTTCTAGAATTTGCTAAAATATATCTCACGTGAAAATGATCTCTTCCTTCCATTCCACTATCATAAACATCATATATGTGTTTTTCTTCATTCCAATCTTCCTCACCATATGGATCTACTGAGTTTACTTCGTTGAATCTTATTATTTTCACAAAAACAGACTTTCTTTTTCTTATATATATTAAAAATTATAACTCGTAAATTAAAGTGGTTAGTATCTCGGTCAAAGACTATATAGGAAAAGTAAAAGACGGTATAGCTGTCTTATTATCAATAAACATAGATGATTCCATATACCAAATGATATTTTGGTTTAATAGGGATTGTAAATATGTCTTAACTCCAGACGAAAATTTATTAAAACTACTTAATATAAAAAGTATTTATGAGTACGAACATATAAACGATCTATTGGAAAAGATATTCAAAGAACTCCCTCCTGTTAAAGAACTTTTTGAAAAATTCGAAATTTAATTTAATATATAAAAGAAAACATCATTTTTAATGATTCGAACTTTTGAAGAATATAATTTTTTCAACGAAGAAGAAGAAAAAATTGATCTCTATAATATAATATATCATAAAATTCTAAATGGAGAATTGTTAATATACTACACTGGAAAACCTTATTATGGTAGATATACTTATAGAGCCATTAAAAATGAGGGAATTGATGGAGAAGACCACAATGATGTAGATCCATACGGTGAAGAGATATGGAACGAACTACCAGAAGGTTTTCAAATATGGAGAGAAACTGGTTTATCTGAAGGTTCTATTATAACAGTACATTTTGGCGGAAAACAAGTTATTATAGCTAGAAAATCATCATTTTTGCCATATAATAAAAAATATAGTGATCTTAAGAAATTATTAAATACGAGATATAGAGGAAATTTGCCTTCTACTCTTGGAGCTTCTCCTTATGATTACAAAGGGGACCAAATAGAATTAGCTAAAGAACTCGGATTGGACGAATCAGTAAATGAACAACTTATAGCGATATTAGGAGCAGTTCCTTTAATGTTATTTTTAACTATATTTGCAAGTAGAGGATTAATAACAAGAAAAGTCTATAAACACTTAATTAAAAAGGCAAATAATGTAGATATTCAAGTAAGATTATTAAATTTAAATAACGCTGCGGCTTTAGTGCATCAATATGACGTTGTCCCATTTTTTATGTCAAATAAAACTATTGACGATGGGAGGTTTTATTATATTCGTATAATTTCTGAAGAAAGAAGAATGGACGATGTAGATCCTTATGGCGAAGAGGAATGGGGAGAAGAAGCTACAGAAATATTAATATCGCAAAATACCAGAAAAATGTTAGTAAAAAATATTCCTATGGATGATTATCCAAAATTGCCTATAGCATCTAAAAGAATTGTTAAATTAACAAAAGGAGAATATAGACAAATTGTAGAAAAAATAACACCTTTAATTCGACAATAATGGATAATTTAATGAAATATTCCATCTTCGAACAACAAATATCATTTAGAAAAGATGGTGAACTTACATTCTTTACTAAAAGAAAAGATATAAAAATTGATATAGAATTACCAGAAAGTAATGCTAAAGGGCTAATGTTTAGAAAAAATCTTCCAAATAATGCTGGTATGTTATTTGAATTTGAAGGTGAAGAAATTCTATCCTTTTGGATGAAGAATACATATATTCCTTTAGATATAATATATGTCGACGCTAGACATCAAATAGTAGATATAAAACACGCTAAACCTTTAAGTACTAAATCTCTTCCATCAAAAAAACCAGCCAAATACGTTGTTGAAGTAAATGCTGGTTTTTGTGATGAAAATAATATAGGAGAAGGAGATTTTATGGATTATTCTATAATTTAATCTAAATATTTTATTTTCCACCCCTTATGATTATCATATTTGCCTTCTAGAACATAATAAACATTTCTTCTACATAAATTATGATCTTTACAGAATTGATTTAATGAATGATCTATATATTCCTTGCCTTCTGGATCTATAAATAGAATTTTTCTTACAGAAGACATTTTTATTTTTTTATTACTTTCTGATATTTTTTTCTTATGATCTTCTGTTTTATATTTTATTATATCTCCGTTATAACTTTTCAAGTGTATTGAATTATTGTCTTTATATACAACATTATCTGGATAAAGGGGAATTTTTCCAGATTTAGTGTCAATTATATAAGTTGGTATGGCATAGCCACTAGTCCAACCTCTTAAACTAGATATGATTTCTAAACCTTTATCTAAGCTAGTTCTAAAATGAGATGAACCAAGTATTTTATCTGTTTGATAAATATAATAAGGAACTACACGATTTATTAATAATTTGTGCATTAATTTTCTCATAGTATCCACGTCATCGTTAATTCCTTTGAGGAGAACTGTTTGTGAACGCATAACGATACCACAATCGGCGATTTTATTTAATGCTATTGAACACTCATCTGTTATTTCATCTGGATGAATAAAATGAATGCTAAGGTATAATGGATGATATTTCTTTAATATATTAAGAAGTTTATCATTGATTCTACTGGGAAGAACAACAGGAACTTTAGTTCCAATTCTTATCATTTCGACGTGTTTTATCTTTTTAATTTCACTTAAAAGAAATTCTATCTTATCATCAGGTAGAGTTAAAGGATCTCCACCTGAGATTAAAACGTCTCTAATTTCTGGATGTTCGGATATGTATTTAATACCTTCAATCCATTGTTCTTTTTTATAGTTGTTTTTATCAAAAATACGTGATCTAACACAGTATCTACAATTTGTAGAACAAAAATTTGTTACTATGAATAATACCCTATCTGGATATTTATGTATGATGCAATCAGTTTTTTTGTATTGGTCTTCAGCGAGAGGGTCTTCATTTTCATCTGGAGACACATTGAATTCATCAATAGTTGGTACTACTGTTCTTCTAAGGGTATCGTTATCTTTAACGACGTTTAAGAAATATGGTGTGATTCTTAGAGGTAGGTTATTTACATTGGTGAGATTTTCTTCTTTTCTTAACTTTAGATTTTCTTTTAATTGTTGCAAATTCTTTATTGAGGTAGCAACTTCTTTGAGCCAGACATCCTCCGCATCAATTGTTTTCATCGTACTTTATATTTCTTTCCTTTCATTTGTTTTTATTGGGTCTTTCAGCTTATATACTCTCTATTTTAAAAGTTTGCATTATATATCTACATTAAGATATCGTTTTTTTCCATTTTTTTACAATACACGTTTGTAAATATCAATTTTTATTGAAGTTTGCAAATATATGAAAAATTATTTTATTAAAAAAAATTGAATATATTTTTAATTCATTGAATGTGTCCTTTTCCATTGAACGCTTTACCGGAAAAGACTGTTGCTTTTGGTTTTTTTGGTTTTTCTTGTTGGACAAAATTTTCATAGTCATCGACTATTGGTTGAGATTCTGGGTCATCTTTTTCTGCATATATTCTATCTAAAAGAACCCTATAAAATAATATATCTTTTACAACATCATCAAAATTTAAGGGTCTTTTTTTGTTATCTTCATTAAACATATATTTTAAATCTCCCATATAATGTAAGATTTTTTTCATATTGCTTTCTTTTAGAAAGTATTGTCTTATTTCAGACGATGTCATTCCTTTTTTCCTATATATTCCATCAACTATATGCTTTAATCTTTCATAGATTTGAATAGTTACTGGATTCGCTATACCTATCATTTTAAACTTATAATTTTTTTGATTATATATTAAAAAAATATCGAAGATTTTTAATATATACATTTAAAACCACTAAAAATTATGAATATCAGGGAAACTTTTTTAAATTTGACAAAGTTCACAATTCCACACGGTAAAGAAGATACACTCAGACAATATTTACCAAACGGAGTTAAAAGAGACGAGTTTGGTAACTATATGATTACCGTCGGTAATAGTGAAACTTTATTTACATCACACCTCGACACTTGTTGTCACGAAATGGAGAAAGTAAATCATGTTATAGAAGGAAATATAATAAAAACTGACGGTACAACTATACTAGGTGGAGATAATAAAACTGGTGTAGTTATACTTCTAAACATGATAGAACATAATATTCCCGGATGTTATTACTTTTTTGCTGGAGAAGAACCAACAGCAAAAGATGGTGGTTTATACGGTTCAAAACATGCATTAGCCGCAAACCCAGAATTCTTTAAGAAATTTAAAAGAGCTGTCTGTTTTGATAGAAAACACCACGGTTCTATAGTGACCCGTCAAATGGCAAGATTCACTTGTAGTGAAGCATTCGTTGAATCTCTAATTGAAGAATTTAAAAGACAAGGACTTGAATATCATCCAGATCAAACTGGTTGGTACACAGACACAGCTGTATTTCTTAATGTAATTCCTGAAGTTACTAATTTATCAAGTGGTACTTGGTATGAACATAGTGATAATGAATATGTTGATATGAATTATCTAGAAAAGGTAGCAGAAGCTGCCTGTCATATAAATTGGGAAAATTTACCTACGGTCAGAGTAGCAAAAAGAGAATCTTCTAAAGAAGAAACTACTGTTCATACTTTCAAGAAGTTTGCAAATCTTAATAGTGATAAAAAAATATTTTATAAGATTTGTGGATATATGGATATGTTCAATTTCTTATGTTTGAATGATGATGAATTTGAGCCAGGACTTAATATGATATTCTCACGTTGGCACGAGGAAGTTCGTATTCTTATTAAAGTGGAAAATGGAGTAATCTTTCTAAATAATGAAAGAGTTGGTGATTTGAAAGCTTTTGAGAAGATGTTAAATATAGGATTTGAACAAAAAGTAGATTTAAATAGTTTTGTAGAAGAAATAGAAGATATATCAGATCAAATAGAATCTGATAATATTCCAGAAAAAGCTTTGATTAGAGTACTTGATAAACATGGTGTCACAATGCAAGATTTGATAGCTTATTTTCAAGAAAAGGATTGTCAATTAAAGGACTGGGCTACAATTAATCCAAAGACAGGTAAATTTACTTTGAGGTAAATTCTTCAAACAATTTTCGTATTTTTCTTTATATAAAATAAAAACATTTACTAAATAAATGCCTGATGTCGCATTAACTAATAGATCCTACAACGAAACAATAAAGAGGGCAGACCAATATTGTAAAAGTAAAGAATATGAGAACGCTCTAGATCTTTACAAGAAATCTCTTGGTCTCAAACCTGATATGGAATATCCCGCCAAACAGATAGGGAAACTTAATAATATTTTAGATCTAAAGAAGAAAATAAGCGACATATCCGCTTCTTATTCTTATAACAAAGCAATGCAGTTGGCACTTAAAACAGTGCTCAATGCCACATACGGGGCATTTGCCAATAAATATTTCGTTTTATCAAATTCAAAAATAGCTAACGCCATCACAGCGATGGGTAGAGATCTTATTAGATATATGATTGTATCTACAGAAAATTATTTCTACAATATATGGCATACTGATACTAAAAACCAAGAAATTCTTGGGTCTGAATATATTGCAGTTGGAAAGACTGATGGTAAATATTACTTTCTAAATAAAGAGTTCAAAAAAATAGACAGACCTTATCAATTTTTCAATACTGGTGAATCTGGTGATATATTATTATCCAGACAAATAAATATGAGTAGATTAAGAAAAGTAGATGATATTGGTAGTGTTGGTGATTTTGAAATATTATATGAATATAAAATCTTTGACATAAAAGAAATAAAACCATTAGATGTTAAACCTAAGTGGGTAAAAGGAGTTGATAATGATTCTATGTTTTATCATGGAAATAATCCTATAAGTATGTATGGAGATACAGACTCTTATTATTTTTCGTATAAGCCATTAATGGAGTCTTGTGGATATGAGGGTAACGAATTAGAATTCATTTTACATTTTGATAAAGTAATAATGAAAAAACTTCACGCACAATTCCTTGAAGTTTATGCTAAAAGATATGGTGTTACCAACAAACAGGATTTTGAGTTGGAAACAATTAGTAAATCAATTCTTTTCTTTGAAAAGAAGAACTATTTGAAGAACATAGTTTGGGAAGATGGTATTTTCTTTGAACCTTTGGAATATTTCTCACCAACTGGAATTAAGATTGTAAGAAGTGAAACACCACCGTTTGTGCGTGGTAAAGATCAAAAGGGCGGTATTTGGGAATTCATTAGATATTTATTCCAAAATTCTGATAATTTGAATATTAAAGACATTCTTAGAATTGTAAAACAAATTAGAAAAGAATTTGATTTAGAAGAAATTGATAATATTTCAAGTCAAACTGGATGTTCAAATTATAGGGATAAAGTAATAAATGACACAACTGACATAGAAATAGAAAAGGGAGCTCATTACGCAGTAAAGGCTGCGGCCTTCTATAATTACTTATTGAATAGAAATTCAGAATATAAAACTAAATATGATATGGTTAGGGGTGGAACAAGAATAAAATATTATTATTGTAAACATGACAAACATAACGTATTTGGTTATCTAAGAGGAATGCATCCCACAGAAATAACAGAAAAAGAAAGAGTCATATTTGATTATGATGCTCAATTTGATAAAACAGTTCTCTCCATTTGTAATAGTTTCTTAAAGGCTCTTGATCTTCCAATGATCAATAAGAGAATGGGTGTATTGGGATCTTTATTTGCATTCAAATTACAACAACCAAAAAGAGAAGAGGAAGTCGAGGATGAAGGTCCAGTCGTTGGTATGTTGTTCAACGTTGATGATGATGAACACGAAGATGATGATGATGATTATTTCAAATAATTGATTTTTTTATTTTAATATATAATCAAAAAGATTATATCATGCCTTTAACATTTCAAAAATATTTTGAAGAATATACAAGTTATCATTCTTTTACAGATTTATTAAATCTGACTAAAGAAGTATCCGATTACGTTTATAATAACGATATTACCAAAAGCCAACTCTTTGATGAATTTAAGGAGACTGATGATGGTTATGTTATTCTTTTTAATAGAAGTGGAAAGAAAAATTATTTTATTGATCTTAAAAAGAAGAAAGTCTTTGATGATAATAAAGACGAACAACTAATAGATTCAGTTTATGAAGATATTGAAAATCTTTATAATATAATAAAAAATTACGAATTTATGGTTAATATTAAACAAATAGATGAGAAAATAAAAACATTTGATGAAATTGTAGAGAAATTAGATTCTACAGATTATGACTATGATAATATAATACAAATGTTAAAATCCCAACACGGTTGGGGAGATTTAAGTGGACAATATTTCGAAGATTTCGAAAATTCTGAATATTTTAATGATCCTATAACAGACGGAGAATATGCAGATCAAATGCACAAGTGGTTATATGCAAACCAAACAGGAGCAGATGATTCTGTATATGAATCATTTGAGGGAGATTATAAATCTAAATTATCTCATAAATATACATCATTGAAAAGAGGAATTTTAGATATTCTTGATAAGACATTAAATAGTGATGCTACGAAACTTCAAGGATTTATGGAAGATTATATTGATCCAGAGTCAAACGAGATATTAGAAGGATTTGTAGAAGATGCCGATATATTTGATTTTTACTTAAAATATCAAGCTGACATAGATCAGATTCTTAAAGATAGAGAATATTATAATGATCCACCAGAAGTAGAAAGTCTGTATGATTATGTCATTGATGGGACATTTGATGCTGTGGTTTATTGTATGGAGGATATGAAAAAGGAATTATTTGATAATGATTAAGAGATTCAAGTTATATGAGTCTATTAATAAAGAATATGTTGTGGATTATCACGATGTCCCAAAAGAAGTGGGTAATGCTCTTTATGATATAGCAAGGGAAAGAGGGTATCATAATCATTGTTATATCGAAGTAGTGGTGGGAGATGAAGCAAAACCAGAAGATGAAGTTAAAAATTTAGAAAATGTTCTAATAGATTATGGCGACGGGTACTTTTATGAAAGAGGAGATAATGTCATAGTTGATTGGCTTATAGATAATGGAGCTAAAGAAGGAGATGAAGTAACCTTCAAAATATGGTGGTAAAAAATAATATCTATGTAATGAATAACTTAAAGAGTTTCGATGAATATTATAAAACAAACGAGGGATTTTTTGAAAATTTTTCTGGTCGTTTAATTTTCGACCGTATAAAAAGAGAACTTCAAAATGATGAAAATTTGAGAAGATTGACAACAGGTAATTCTGAGGGGGAATCGCGTGATAAATTTTATAAATATTCTATGAATGGCGGTGATATTATTTCTGTGTCCATTGGTGGAGGCGAATTTCATAATCCTCCTCAAATTTATTTCAATAATAATAATATGAGCAGAGAAGTAAATAGTAAGATAATAATTAACATTTATAATTTTCTAGAAGAAAAGTATCAAGGAGTTAACGAAGGTTTTGGAAAAAATATAGTAACCGCAGGGTTGTTATCTTTGGCTTTAGCGTCTGGTAAAGGACAGGATATAAGTAAAATGCATCCTTATAAAGTTGTAAAACTAACGATGAATGATAAAGAGAAACTTCATATGCCAAAAAAACCGGATGAACATAAAACAGCTACTCCATTTAAAAAACCTAGTGGTTCTGCTCCAACTTCAACTCATCATTCCCATAAACCAAAACCTAAAAAAATAAATACAACTGAATATGGTATTATTACAAAAAAGGATAGAGATATTGATGAGCTAAAACCATTGAAACCTAGAACTATTACAAACGTGAATAAGCCAGACATAAAACCAGCTAAGATTAAAAAAATTGTTAATAGAAGAACAAAAGAAGAACAAGAGGAATTTGTAAACCATTTGTGTAAAGTAGCAAAGAAAATGGATAGGGATCAAAGAAAAACTAGAGGTAATAAAGTAGGTAATAAAGTAATAGGATGTTTAAGTAGTTCTGCAGCTAAATGGAAAGAAGCAGATAGACAAGCAAAAATTAGAAAAAACAGAGATCCACACTGGTAAAAATTAATTTAATATCATGAATAATATAAAGTCGAATATAGATAAAATATTAATTATATTCATTCCAGCCTTCTTATCTAAGAAGTAATTATAGTTTTGAAGAACTTTTCAGGGCATTAAAAAACCACTTATTTGAGTGGTTTTTTTATTTAGATATACATTATATTATCTTTAGGATTATGTCCTATTATTTTCCCTGTATATTTTTCCCCCTTAAAAATTCCATATTCCACACCCTTGCAGCATTTATCTTTTTTATTCTTTTTCTTCTCATTCAATTTCTTTTTCTTCTTTTTCTTGGGTTTCATACCTCCACATACGCTACAATGGCCACAATGTTCTGTAAGATTCCATTTCATCTTGCCTTTTTTTCTTTTCTTCTTACCACATGAACACGCTGGAACATCACCTGAACCTTGTTCAAAAAGTTGATTAAATTTTTTAATTTGCATATTACTTCTTATATTTTTCGTTAATAAAATCTATGTGTTCATTTATCTTTTGAAAATTAAAAGAACCAATCGCTGCTTCTACTTTCACTTTCTCTAGAGTAAGAACTTCTTGTTTTGCTTTTTCTTGCTGAACATAATTATATAAAACTTCAGTTAGTTCTTCTATACCATCTAAAGATATGTTAACATCGCCATCAATATATCCTCTATTACCATCAATTTTAACGGTGACATTTTCTTTTATAATAGAATATAAATCATTCTTAGTTTTATCCGTATATTTACGAGTATCAATTCTACCAATTTTTTTTGTAAATTTATCCATGTTCTTTTATTTTTTTTATTTATTCTCCGTAGAATAAGTTCACTAAACTTTCATTCTTTGGTTCTTTTTCTTCGCTTTTTTTCTTTTTTATGTATTTATCTCTTTTTTCCTGACTATCCGAAGATGTAGCCCATCCTTTTATTTTCCTTTTACCAGCAGTTTTAGGAAAAAATCTCTCATTTGTCTTTTCTTCTTCCTGTGCTTGGACCACAGGTTTGGTTTCTTCTTTTTCCTTTGGTTTTCCTGTTTTTATTTTATTCTCACCTATAATTTTTTTAAGTTTTTTTGGAGATAAGTTTTTAAGTTCTTTCTTACTTTTGCCTGATTTCTTAGCAGCAAGTTTTATTAATTCTTTTACAGAAACACCTTCTAAAACGGCAAATCCTCCAACCTCTGTATATTTACTAGGTTTTTGTTTCATTTGAAGGTGGTCGTATTCTGTGAATTTTAATAAATTGCCAATTTTATCTTTTGCCATAATTCTGTAATTATTTTTTTATTATATATTAATATTTTATTTCAATAAATCTCTTAAATCATCTATTAATTTTTTAGCATTTTCTCTTCTTATTCTCTCTAGATTTTGTTTTCTTCGCTCTTCTTCTCTTTCTTCTTCTAATCTTCTTCGCTCTTCTTTTAATCTTCTTCTCTCTTTATCCTTTTCTAAGATTAAAATCTTCATTCTTTAATTTCTTAATGAGCATATTCGCTATATCGTTGTCTGGATTATTATCAAACCATCCCCAACCCTCATTGAATTTCTTTACTTTTTTCATCCTAGCTTATTTATTATGTTTTGAATTCTTTCCTTTTTTTGTCTATCCACTTCTTTTCTCTGTCTATCCGCTCTTGAATTAATGTAATCTTCTACATATTTATATAATCTTTTGGCTTCTTTATTTGTAACTTCAACTTTTTCGTAATTTAAATATAAAAAATAATTGTAATCTCTCCAAGAGTCCAATTCGAATTCTTTACATAATTCAATGACTACATCTTCCTCTTCACATTCTTCTTCACCATAAGGATCCATTGGATTATATTCTTGTTTATCTTGTTTTTTTATAATAAAAGATCGTTCGCCGAATTTAAATCCAAATTCAACATCTCTATCTAAATCAATTGTAGTTAGATAATTATAAATTTTATCTACGACATTTTTATATTTAGAACCAAATAATCCTTCATTAAGATATTCTTGATATGTATTTAAATTATTCATTTTCTATAATTTTCTTTTAAGAAATCCATGAATGAAGTTTTCATAGCGGCGCTCTTTTCTCTTCTTATTCTTTCTTCTTCCGCTAATCTTTCTTGCCTTATTCTTTCTTCTTCTTTAGCTAGTCTTTCTTTTTCTATTTTTTCACCATTTTGAAAGAATTCCCATAATTTATCGAAAGCTTTATCACTAACTATTTGCTGAACATTATTTATTGTTATAATTCTCTTGTTTTTATCCTCATCTTTCCTCTCTTTTTGAATCATTATTATTAGTTCTTTTAAGTTTTTAGGACTTTCATCTTCCCAATTTTCTTCACCATATGGATCTATTGGATTTGTTTTATTTCTATTTATAATGTATGTATAAAATAATATATCCTTATCGTCCGCGCTTTTTAATGATGAATAATGATATTTAAGATCGAATTTTAAGAGTTTTAAATTAATTCCTTTTTTTAATTTCTCTAATATACGATAAATTAAATCATCGTCCTGCTCGAGAAACTCTTGTTGTTTTATTTCTTTTGGTTTCTCTCCAGGTCTTTTACCAAATATATTAAACTCGTTCAAATGTTGTAAATTACGCATTTTCTATAATATCCATTGCTTTTTTTAGTTTCAAATCCAATTCGTCTCTTTTTTGATTCTTTTTTCTTTTATTTATAATATTAATTATTTTCTTACATTCAAAATGTCCACAGTCAACTTTTTCTCCATTTATGTATAATCTATACGGCGCCCCATCATTCTCAATTTCTACTTCAACTTCATCTGGTTCAACTTCCTCACCATAAGGATCCATTTCGTTCAACGCTTTACTTTTTTGAGGTTTTATATAAAATCTATAACAACTAGATCCGTATGGACTATTACCCTTTACTATTTGATTAATATCGACTTTATTGACATAGTTTAGTAATTTATCTATTACACTTTTATATCTTGAGCCAAATAACCAAGACTCATTCAGATATTCATCGTATGATTTTAGATTATTCATAATAGAATTAATTTTTCTTTATGGCTATATATTAATTATGAATCTCCGATTTTTTTAAACTTGATAGAAAAGTAAGTATATAAAAATGGATGATTAATAATTTACTAACTAAAACTAAATAATTATGGAAAACAAAGAATTAATGCAAGACGTTGTTGAAAAGTGGGGTGAAGAAGCCCAGTTGGATATGATCGTTGAAAAAAGTCTTCTTCTTGCTCTTGCAATTCAGAAGTTGAGAAGAACCGATCGTAAGGAAGATTACATAGAATATTCTAAAAATTACAACGATGTTTGTGAAAGAGTAGCTGAAATGAAAATCATGACCCAACAGGCAGAATTCCTTTTCAACACGACAGAAATTAACAATCATTATGAAAACAAGATTAAGCATCTCACAGAAGCATTGAAAGAATTCTAAGATGTAAAGGAGGGAAGTCTCCCTCCTATTAATCTCCACACACAATTATGATAAGTATAATAGTATCAATAGCAAAAAATGGATGTATAGGAGGCAATAATACTCTCCTTTGGAAGCAATCAGAAGATCTTAAAAGATTTAAGATGTTGACTGAAAACCATGTAATTATAATGGGAGAAAATACTTATAACTCTCTTCCAAATAGACCATTAAAAAATAGAATGAATATAGTCATTACACAAGACTATCATTTCAAATCAGAAGTTCCACATCTAGTACCAGCTTTTAGTATTGATGATGCTTTAGCTAAAGCCAATTTTTTTGGAAAAGATGAAAGTGAATTTTTTATAATAGGAGGTGGTTCTATTTATAAACAGTTTTTACCTTTATCTGATAAATTGTATATAACTAGAATAGATGCTGAAATAGAAGGTGATACTTATTTTCCGGAATTAGGAGAAGAATGGAAGAAAACATTCGAAGAATATCACGATAAAGACGATAAGAATCAGTATAATTATATTTACGAAATATACGAAAAGAATTTATAAATTCTTCTTATATTTCATACTGGATAAATAACAATCCGTATTACATCCTTTACACTTATTCTGGGGTATTTTAATATTTTTTATAATACCATTAATTGCACATAAGATTGCTATTCCTATTATAATATAAACTAATACTAATTGCATATTTTATAACATTATATAAAAAAAGAGGACTAAATCCTCTTTTTTTGATTACCACCCGGTGCGCCACTCTATTTAATCTAATAGAGAAATCTAAAAACCACACCCGCTTGGGATGTGGAAATATGTGGACCCGCGGGGATTCGAACCCCGTTCCAACACTGCCTTTAAGAAATGTACTACAAGTTTATTTGATTTTTCTACTATCAACAAAATATTTAATTCTATGGGTCGAATTAAAAATTACCGAAACCGTTAATATTTATCCTCTAAACGGAATTTGTAGAATAGAGTTTACTGAGTTTTGCTTCGGCTTACGCTAAAATCAAATCTTCGACTAAAGATTCAGTATAAACTTTGCCAGTCAAAGAAGTGGGGATACTCATGATATCCTCAGCGTTCATTTTATAATTGCCATTTATTGTTTACCTACATACTTGTAAATCGCTTTATAGACATTGCGATACTTGCAATTTCGCTATTTCTCATTGCTGTCTAAAGCCTGTCGGGCCCATTAAATTAAAGAACGTTTATATTATATATTGTTTTAATTATAGTCTGTTTTTTCCATTTTGTTTTGCAAAATTAATTAAAATTTTGCAAAACTTTTCTTCTTTTTATCAACAGTTTCCTGAATGGAAAATCCTTGTTCAGAATCTTTCACAAGTCTATACACCCAAATTTTCATCATATTATTTCTTTTTCTTGTTAAAAAGTAAATGACCGTAAGTTCCTATAATAAACAGAATTATTGAAATCGCCACAAACCCAGCGTTTAACCAGAAATTTTTAATGAAAAAAACACTTATTAAGAATAGTCCAACTGCAATTGTGTTCAAAAAATATTTCAAACACCCAGCATCGTAATAATCGTATCTAGAGTACATTTTTCAAATTTAATATACAAAGGTATAATAAATAAATTTAAATTAAAAATTAAAATTGAATTTTTAATTTGAAATCTTTAAATCCTTCCGCAACAAATGTTACTTCATCTTCATGTAGAGGATCTAAATAAACCTCAAAATTCAATAGGTTGCCTACTTTTGTAGGAACTTCAATTTTATCTAAAATAATACCTTTAGAAAATATAAAATTCACTTCTCTTATAGCTTCAATCACTTTAATATTAGTTATTAAAGTTTTATATTCAATGGGTTCATCGTCATCAAAAAGAAAGGAATCTCTTATTTCATATATCTTAGATACGATTTCATTGCCTATCATATAATCTTTTGTATCTCTTACATCTATTCCTTCCATTATTGAAATTTTATTTCTGCCAAATGTGGTATTAATTCCTGTTGTATTTCTTCTTTTGTTATGTTTGGATATCGTTCCTTTATATTTTCAAACAATTTATCAGCGTCTTTT